CCTTTGTCAAGATGGCCTATATAACAAGTCTTGCATTGCGGCCAAAATTGTCTTATTCTACGCATTATTTACTTCTCCTGTACTTACAAGTTTTGGTCCTGAGTTCCTCGTCGGTCGCATCGCAGAGGCACAGACAGGTTACTGGGTATGTCTGGTCGACTTCGTCCTTTCCGTTACGACCTATCGGAGTAGATTTTGTATATAGTTTGCAAGACTTACAATTTCCTTGAGCACAATAGTCGACTGAGGGTTGATACTTGCAATCTCGGCACTGTCCGAGGAAAGTTCTACGCATTGCGTTGCCCCTCCCTGTACCATTTGTATGCCAACTGGGCCTCTCGCTCGAAATAGTCGTGGAATTCCTTGTTATAATACTCGACTACTCGGTCTTTTATGTCGAAGTCGATTATCAAGTCATGAGCCGCCTTCATTGTAAGGGCATAGTAATCAGCTAAATACTCCATGCATGCCTGCATTAACTCTTCGTCTGTAGGTGTGTAAGTAAATTCTTCGTCATCAAAAATGTATGTGTACATAATAATTACCTCAAATAATATGGTTTTGTAATTCGTTTGGCCTCGTAAGTCTTAGTCAAATATTGTATCTGGTCCTCAAGCTCGTTGTACTTGTCTTTGTACTCGGCATTATGGGTCAAGTCATAGCGACGGCCAACACTCCGCTTGTACTGCTCCAAGTTATTGACAACTTTTGTCATATTGTCCGCATGGTGATTGCCTCGCTCGATGGCTATAGCTTCCCATGCATCTTGTAAAAAGTCCTCCAACTCGCCGTTTTGGGCAGCGGCCTTGGCGTAATACTTAAAGTCCGCCAAGGTCATTGCCGTAAATTCTTTGTATGTCATTCACTTTATGCCTCGTATGCCGCAATTTTAGCCTGTAACTTGGCAATCTTTTCGAGTAACTTCTCTTTCTCGCTCTTCGGTGCTACCTTGTCAGCCGCTTTGCGCTCTTTGCAGGCCTGCTCTATGCCTGCGATTACCGCCTGAGCCTGCTCATATTGTGCCTTCTCGTCCTCGGTCATATACTCTTGCCAGTTCTTGCCGCTTGTGGACAGTACCTTCTTCACGTGCACGGTGTCGCCAAGGTCTATTTCGCCTTCTTTTGCCAACTTGTCCATTGACACATAAGTGCGGTTGATGCTGTTTTTCGGCAGTATATACCACCATTTGTTTTTGGCTTTCTCAAACCAGGTTGTGGTGACTTCTACAACGTTGCCGTTGTCATTGAGGTAGGCTTTACCTTCTTGTAAATAAATCTTCATACAGGTACTCCTGTGTTTTTACATCCCTACCCGAGTCGAACGGGTACATATACGTCCGGTGGGATGGTCAAATCTGCCTAAAAATAGACAGATTTATGTCGCGTCATCTGTGACCTGACTACTTAGGGTATCATATCCAGGTCAAGGCAGGGGCTGTTCTGCGGATGCATCCACCAGTCGTCTGTGAACGAGTCACAAGTTTGGCAAGTCTGTCTGAGAATTCGGTCTATTCACGTCGCCGTGGCGAGTGAGATTTTCGGAGCCTTTGAGCGTCTCAGGTTTTGGTTTATTTGGTTTTGTTGTTTTGTTAATAATATACTTTTGAACTATATTAAAAAAGAGAATTCCCGTGCGGTCTCTCATTCCGGGGTTTATATATAATAATACAAGTTTGAACCATATTATCTCTCCACCACCCGCTACTTCCTCCACTCCCCCAGTCAAAAAATTTCGCAGAAAAATAAATGTAATATCGTTAATTTTAATATATAATATCGTCTCCGAAACCCTCTTCGAATATAAATAATCAAGGATAGATATAAAATCCGTCCATTATATATTAAAATCATCCACAGCCTCAAAAATCCCTCATATCATTATATAAATGCGCGCAGGCGCTAACAACCCACATTGTAAAACAAAAAATTGTAACAACTTGTAAAACTACAAGTCATAAAACCTGTAAAATTGCATATAATTATAATATAGATTAAAAGGAGGTAAAATACCGTGTCTAACAAAGAAGAACGGGAACGCAAAGAGATAGATAACTTGCTTAAAGACCCGAAGATGTACCGCAAAGTATGGCAGTCCATAGGCAGGCTCATCGCTCAGCGGCCCGCTACCGTACTACCCACAATTGTAGACAAAGACGGCAACGAGACGCTACCCTCGATGCTGAGCAACTATGGCTACAAGTCACTTAAGCACGACATCACATCACTTACGCGTGACGACGGTGAGCCTACTGAGCTCGAGATGATACTTGCTTGTCAGATGATTAAGGCTCGGACCGACACTCAGGCGGCTACATTCATACGTGACACCTTGGGTGCTAAACCTGTCGACGAGAGCAAGGCGGAGGTTCTCACTGGAAATATATTCGAGCAGTTGTCCGACGACGAGCTGGAAGCCCTCGCAGCATACCGCCAGAGCAAGATGTGTCCCGACGGCGCGGCCAACGACAACAACATTGTAGAGCCGGAGGTGCCTCGCAGATGGCTTGACCCCACTGGAGACCAGGGCAGAAACGGCCGACCGCAGGGTGCTGGCTACGCTGACAAGCCGCTCGGACACGACCTGGCTAAGGAGTGTGGTGAGAAGTGACACTGCCATACACGCTGGACGGTGAGCTAACACGACGCAGACTGCGCAAGAGCTACGCGGACTACGTGCAATATTGTACGCCGGGCTTTTATATGTCACACTTCCACCGGTTCTTGTGCGACACTGTGCAGGAGTTCATAGAGGCACCTTGCACCAACGGGGTGTTTGACATATTACTCCTGTCCGTCCCTCCTCAGAGCGGCAAGAGCACCACCGTGACGGAGGTACTACCCAGTTGGTTCTTAGGACAACACCCTCGCGACGCAGTCATCATCGCGGGCTACGAGGGGACATTCGCTGAGGGCTTCTCACGACGCAACAGGGACAAGTTTAACGAGTATGCGAGCGACATATTCCACGTCGAGGCTAACAAGAACGTGCAAGGTGTGGCGCTGTGGGAGACGGCCGAGGGTGGCAAGTGCAGGGCAGCAGGCTTAAAGGCAGGCATCACTGGTTACCCGGCGGAGTTGTTCATAATCGACGACCCTGTCAAGAACAGAGAGCAAGCATTCAGCGAGAGCATAATGGCTAAGATACACGACGAGATGGGACCTTCGGTGCAGTCTCGTATCCACCCAGGCGGCAAACTCATTGTAATACAGACACGCTGGGTCGAGAACGACGTGATAGGTTGGGTTCAGGCTAACTGGCCAGAGCTTATTTGGGCCGACATCAACATACCTTGTGAGTGCGAGGACCCTGCGACAGACCCGCTGCACAGACAGCTTGGCGAGGCTATGATGGGCGAGCATATGGGTGACGTCGACCTGCCTCAAAAGATACGCAAGGATAATACGTGGCTTAAGAAGGCTAAGCAGATTATAATGGCCGCAGACGGCGAGTACACTTGGAACGCGCTGTACCAGGGCCACCCGTCGGCTCAGAACGGCAACTTGTTCAAGGAAGATGCGTGGCGATACTTCGAGCGTTCGTCACTGCCGGTCAGCAAGCTTGATTACTTGCAACTGTCGGTCGACGCTACATTCGCTAAGACTGAGAACAGCGACCGCGTGGCTATTACATTGTGGGGGCTGTACAACAGCGAGATATACTTGTACGGGCTAGTTAATAAGCGTATGGGGTTCATTGAGACTGTTGAGCGCATTAAGAGGTTCATTAAAGAGTACCCCACCATCGACCAGCTTGTCATAGAGAACAAGGCCAACGGTGCGGCTATTATCGACACATTGCGGCTCATACCTGACATGCCGGGCATCGTGCCTGTCACACCTATAGGCGGCAAGTATGCAAGGGCAGAGGCTATATCTCCCACAGTCGCGGCTGGTATGGTTCACTTGTGCACGGACTGGACGCCTGAGGAGTGCAACGAGTGCGAGGTCGACAGTGAGGGCGACACTAAGCTCCCACCACATACATTGTTCGTTAAGCAGCTGGCTCACTTCCCCTACGCTAAGCACGACGACATGGTCGACAGTGCCTCGCAGGGCATAGCACGACTGGTTAAGATGCTCACAGGTGAGGAGCCACTGCCACAACGCAAGTTTACTAAGTTTGTGCGGTGGTACCCTGACATGTGGGACGACTACGAGAAGATGTCGCCGATGGAACAAGACCGGTTCATAATGACATACGGGGCTCCACTTGAGTGGAAGGAGGACATAATATGAGTGGACTAGCAATTGCTATACTGGGACTACTTGGCAGTGTCGGTGCTATTGCAGGATTATACTACGTCATAACTAAGGTCAACGGCACTCACGACAAGGACCCTGGCAGCAGACACGACAAGTATGACTTGTTTTAAGGAGAAACAATGGACAGAATAGACTTATACTTACACAGGAACATTCCTGAGTATTATACTAATAACAACAGGGAGAACGAGCTCGTCACTAAGTTCACTACATTGTACGAGGTGAGCAAGAGTGCACGCGACAAGCACGAGCAGGTTAACCCTAAGAACCTTGCTAAGTGGCGCAAGGCCTACCTCGGCACACTTAACGCGCTGGACATAAACACCGGCGAGGAGAGCCAGCGCAAGGCAAGACAGCTTAAAAAGATAGTGTACGAGACCATCGAGAGCAAGATTGACAACTCATTGCCTATGCCTAAGATGGTTCCTCGCTACAAGACTGACTTGTACCTTGTGGATAGAACCGAGAGCTACTTAAAGTACGAGGCAGACACTATACTTGCTAAAGAGATTAACGACAGGTCTGAGCGTGCTACATACATCGACGGCACTTGCTGGTACAAGGTGTGGTGGGACAGTTTAGACAACACTCACGAGCGCAGTGGCAACGTCAAGATTGACATACGCCTGGCAGATGAGATAGTACCTCAGCCGGGTGTACGCGACTACAAGCAGCTTGAGTACATCTTCGAGAGACAACAGCTCAGCATCAGCAAGATATACGACCTGTACGGCAGATACATCACACCTCAGAGCGATGAGACCAACGTGGTGCCTGTCGTGTCGTGCTATTACCTCAACGACGACCACATTGTAGGACTTTTTATGTGGGCAGAACACTCACGACAGGTTATTTGCAACGAGAAGGACTGGCAGATACGCAAGCTTCGCACTTGTACAAAGTGTGGGCAAGTTGTGCCACAAGGCGACGTGTGCCCGGTGTGCGGTGCCACTACATTTAAGTACAAGAACGCGACAGAAGAGATACTTTCTGAGCCTATAATGGAGATGTACAACCCCTACCAGGCAGGAGATACCGACGACCCTAGCAAGGATAAATACGAGCCTCGCGAGTTCTTAGCACCTGGCACAAAGATACCGTTCTACCAGGTCAGACAACTACCCTTTGTACCACGCTGTGCGATAAGCAGTATTGACTGCTTGTACGGCGTGAGCGAGGTGTGGGTAACTCTCGACGAGCAGGATATGGCTAACAAGCTGTACACTAAGGCGGCTGACAAAGCACTTAAGTCTGGCACGCTGATGACTAAGCCTAAGAGAATGAAGTTTAGGGACGAGGACGAGACGCTTAAAATTGCAGGCATCGACAGTCCTGAGGAAGCCACAATGGTTCAGGCTAAACCCATAAATTGTGACATCTCGCAAGACCTTGTCCTTGCAGCACAGATGTACCAGAATGCAAGAGATGCCTCTGGTATAACTGACTCGTTCCAAGGCAAGACTGACAACACTGCTACTTCAGGCAAGGCTAAGCAGTATGCGGCAGCACAGAGTGCAGGTCGTATAGAGTCGCTGAGAGTAATGAAGGCCAACGCCTTTGCAGGTGTATACGAGCTGATACTTAAATACTTACTTGCATTCAGCGACGAGGAACGGACGTTCACTAAAGTACTTCCTGACGGTCAAGAGATTGAGCTGATGTGGAACAAATATATGTTCCTTGCAAAAGATAAGTATGGTGTAATTTATTACAGAGACGACTTCAAGTTTGCAACTGACTCAGCATCCACATTGTCACAGAACAGAGTGGCTATGTGGCAAGAGATACAAGACAAGGCGATAAACGGCTTGCTTGGCAATGTGGCAGACCCTCGGACCTTAGAGCTTTACTGGAATATGCTAAACGAGCTGCAATATCCCCTGGCTAAAGTTGCTATTGCAGGCATTAAGGCTAACAACCAGCACTTGTCGTACGAGTTCGAACAAGCTCTATTGCAAGACCCAGAGGCTCTACAAGCAGCGGCCAACGTCATTGCAAGTAAGCAAGAACAACGCGGAGGTGCACGACCTAACTCAGGACCTGCAGGTAACGGTGCAACACACGCGACAAACGTGGAACGCACTAACGAGCGCAACAGGTCACAGAACCGTGAGGCACCGGCACTATCCGCACAACAGATAGCAGGAGGTAACAACGATGTATAGTCTTGGCAATGACGTGTATGTTACAAGAGGTGAGGCGTGGACGTACGACAGCTTAATTGTTAACAAGGATGGTTCGCCATATGTGGTGAGCAACCAGTACCCTAACCCTTACTTCTTGTTCAAGATGGCGAGTGTTAACTACGAGGTCAACGAGAGGTTCTACGACGAGATATGGTGCCCCATACCTGCGGCAAATACATTTTATTGTAGCGAGCCGTACGAGCTTAATTCGTTCCCCACTCCCTTCACTGTGAGCGACTTACCTGTAGAGGTACAACAAGAGATACAACAGAAAGGGCTGACAGCTGCTAATTATGCGGTGTATTTTGTGGAAGAAGGCGGCGTCAAGACATACAAGCAATGGACCGGTACAGAGTGGAAAGATTACTCTTGTCCGTTCATACTTGCATTTATGAGTGCAGACACTAAGAAGTGGAAGGCTCAGAGTTATTTGTACAAGTTAGCAGTTGTGTCCGGTGAGGATATAGACTCGGCTAATCCTGATATAAATAAGATAACTCACAACAACCACATTGTAGAAGGCCAGATAATTGTGGCCGGTAACTTAGATACTAAAGGAGGTGTGCAGTGAACACACGAATGCTAGTAGAAGCGGAGGCTCCGTCAGTACTTCTCCGACAGGAGCTTAACGTTTACGTAAAAGACTGGTCCGAGCTTATATTGCAAGGTACCGGTAACAGAACTGACGCCACAATGTCGCAAGACGCGATAACTAAGGCGCTTGCATTAAAGGCAGACAAGACTGAGGTTGTTAAGCGGCTGAGCGGTAACAACATTGTATACATCAACAACTCCGCAGGTAACTTATCATCTCTGCTATTTGCGACAGGTGCTGTAGCCTCGTCCATTGTACAACGTGATAGTGCAGGACACATAACAGCAACAGCTGCGGCATCCGACAACCAGGTGACTACATTGTCACAGGTTCGCGGTATGGTGTCCGCGGCTTCAACACTACTTATTGTACAGAGCGAAGGCCAGAATACTGGCTACGTGATGTCGCAGAAAGCAGTAAGTGATGCACTGACAACTATACGCAGTAATGCTAACAGACTTGAAGGTTTGATTGGGACTAATACGGCAAGCATAAATGCGGTTGCAGGTAGAGTTGACACTGTTGAGTCGGACATTAACAACTTGGAAGCAAAAGACACAGAGCTACAACAAGCCATCAACAAGAACGCGGCAGATATTACAATTCTTAATACTAAGGCTGAGAACTTAGATACTGCAACTAAAACTAATGCGGCAAATATTGACAAGAAGCTCGACAAGACCGGCGGCACGATAAGAGGCAGCTTAACTATTACTCAGAACTTAACCGTTCAAGGTACCACAACAACTCAGGAAAGCCAGATACTTACTGTTATAGACCCGCTCATTGTAACTAACACCAATAAAGCAACTCTTGGCAGCTTCGGCGGCTTACTTATTAACACCGACTCGACTAATACGTACGGCTTAGTATACGACCCGTCTACAGAGACTGTTAAACTTGGCTTAGGAACTTACAACAGTGCTACTAAGAAGTTTGCATTTAACAGCGGAGAGGGCTTACCTGTTGTGGTACGTGACGACAGTACGGCTTGGACTAACAATCACTACGCTAAATGGGATAGCACTAAGAACGCATTTGTAGACGGCGGTGTGATGCCTACTATACCTACTAACTACGTCACGACTGACTCAACACAGACTATAACCGGCGCTAAGACTTTTAACAATGCAGTGGTTTTCAAAGGCATTACTAAAATAGGTAATACACAATATGCTGATGACAAAATTGTAGAAGGCACGACAACATACAACTTGCCAGACAGAGCTGGTACAATAATGGTCGATGGCGACATAGTCGCTATGACAAGTGCTGAGATACAAGCATTGTTCGCATAAGGAGTAAACAATGGCGATTAGAAAATTTGTAAGTAAAGAAAATTTAACGGAGTACGACGGTAAGATTAAAGAACTTATCAGTACAAAAGAAAGTAACACTGTATATATCACAATATCGGTATTATCAACTGTGACTGCTGGGACATTAAACGCTCGGCAGTTGACAGATTTGAAGAATGCTATAGCTGCTAATAAGAACGTAAAACTTGTATTGTCCGTGACTGATAGTCCGGCATACAAAGAATACTTCTATATGTGCAGTGACAGAAGTGCACAAGGCTATGTATCGTTCTTCAGCGACGATGTAGCAAACCAAGAGATAACTCATAGAGCAATAAGTGTTACACTTAGTACAGGCTCGTGGGTTTTACTAGTTGACATAAACGGCGGTTCGGACAACAAAGAGCTTATATTTGAGGGCTCGTTCGTTGTATCAGGCGAAGGCTTACAAGACATTGTAACGTCGACGTACGACTTGTCGAAACGCAAGGTTGAGATATTATACAGATTTGGACCTCGCGACTCAGCAGCTTATTCATACACTTCTGTAATGATAGGCGACACGACAAGCCCTCCTCACGTTGTATTGTACAATGCAGAAGACTACGACACGTCGGTACCTACAACAAGAACATACGTAGCAAGATTTAGTTTATCTTCTGACAAAAAGACCGTAACTGCAGCAGTAGCTATGTCACAACAAGAAATATCATTCCAGAGTTCAACCAACAAGTTAAAAACTACGGCGACGAATTATCCTGGCAACGGCTATTTAGAGATACTTGCAATATCAGTATTACCCGACGTATTATACACAATCGAAGGTGTATACAAATTCAAAGACAATATAAGTCTCCCTGAGGCGAGCATATTACAATATTGTAGCTTCGGCAGAGGTCAAACACCTACAAGTTTCTTTGACAATATGTTGGTTAACAAGACTAACTTGGTATTCCGCAAAGGTACTACTTCGACAATTGTATACCAGAACAGTTCTTGGTCAGGAAGCCAAATTGTTAAGTTTAACGGCTTACAATTTGTAAGTGAAGACTTCCTCAACTGGTTTACTGCTAATGCTATTGCATATAAGACTTATACATTTACTGTCAGCAATACACATTGTTCGGCTAACCCGAGTGGCAACATTGTAGTAGGCTCCGGCAAGAGTGCAACTGTTACATTTACTGCAGCAGCTGGCTTCAAACTTCCTGCAACAGTAACTGTAACAGGCGCAGCACATACTTGGAACCAGAACACTGGCGTACTTGTGTTGTCTAACCCGACTGCAGATGGTAGTGTGACGGTTACTGCTGAACAAATTAAAATTGCTGCTCCGACGCTAAGCATAAGCGGTAGTACATTGTCAATTGTAACAAGTGACAACTTGCCGAGCACTTATACTTTAACTGCAACCGGTGTAGGCGATACAAAGACTAAGAGTGGCTTACTTAAATCCGGAACTACAACGACATTTGACTTAAGTACTTGGTTAACCGATACAGGTACTTATACAATAACTGCAGTAGGCGTTAACAGTATATATGCAACTTCTGACAGTAGCAACGCCGTTACTTATACCGTTGTACGACCTCAACTCTCTGCACCTGCTAACTTAACCGCTGACGGAACAACCGTAAGTTGGGACGCAGTAGAAAACGCAGAAAGTTATGACGTATACGCTGACGACATCGTGTTGTTAGGTAATACGACGGGGGCATAAACTAATTTCACACCTTTTCGGTGGGTAGGTTAAACCGAATTTATAAAGGAGGTTTTTTTATGGCGAAAAAATCAGTCGACCTCACCACATTGAGCGGCTGGTCTAATCTTGCACCTGGCAATCATACTATTAAAATTGTTGCAAAGGGTACAGGGTATAGAGATAGTGAGAAGAGCGCAGGGGTGGAAGCTACGAAACCTGCCGCGGCATATACCGATTGCCTTACTTTTACAGGCGAAAGTAGTGAGTTTACGTTGAAAGCGACTAATAAAACGTGGGACGGAACGTTACAATGGAGTACAGACCATAACACTTGGACTAATTTGACTGGCACGGAAGAAATGCAAAGTGTTGGCAAGAAGCTATATTTGAGAGCTAAAGGGAATACGACGTTTTATGATAGCACATATTACAAAGGTGTTATGTGGGTATTAAGTGCAAACGCAGACTGTACAGGTAATATTCAAACGTTGTTGGATTATGAAAATCCGCCCACGACGTTGGCACAAAATTGCTACCGCAATATGTTCCAGAATTGCGCAAATCTAACGAGTGCGCCTGAGTTGCCTGCAACTACCTTGGCGAATTATTGTTATGCGTATATGTTCCGAAATTGCACTAACCTAACAACTGCGCCTGACTTACCTGCAACTACTTTGGCAAATAATTGTTATAATTCTATGTTCCGTTATTGTACAAATCTAACAATCGCACCCGAACTACCTGCAACTACATTAAAAGAAGCGTGCTATCAAACTATGTTCCGTTATTGTACAAATCTAACAACCGCACCCAAACTACCTGCAACTACTTTGATAAAAAAATGTTATAGTAATATGTTCTACGGTTGTTCAAAATTAAAAGTCAATACCACGTCGGGCAACAAAATATTTACTTGCCCCTCGTCTATACCCTCGGAAGGTGTCTCCGGTATGTTCGATGAAACAGGCGGTTCATTCAAAGGTACACCTACTGCAGGTAATACTTATTATTGGACTGAATAAAAGGAGTACAACAATGAAACAATTACCTAATCGTTGTTATGAGTGCAAGTATCTTTCACAAGAAAAATGTATTTTCGGGTGGGCATATTGCACAAAATACAACGTAAAAATAAGTAATATGGTGTGTTGTGAGGATTGCGACGAAAAATAAGGAGAAATATTATGAGAAAACAAATAGACCTTACAACTCTTCCAGGTTGGGCAAATTTATCAGCAGGTAACCATACAATAAAGATTAAAGCAAAAGGAACGGGTTATACGGATAGTGAATTATCTGCAGGAGTTGTTGTGAGTAAGGCACCAAGTACGGTTACGCTTGAAGCAGGGACGTATAAGTTTATAGATAAACCAACGTTGCCAACCCCTGCAATCACGGAAAACTTTTCATTTATGTCCTCTAATACTTCTTTCGACAAACTTATAGTGAATATCAATCGTCGTATTGTTTATAGTGTTGAGGGAGACACACTCGGAGTTTATTATAATAATGCATGGACAGATACCGCTTACCAAACTATAACCCTTGCCACCGGCCAACAAGTTTCTCCCGAATTTTACAAATGGGCTATTACTGACGGGAATTTAGTTAAACAAGTTGAACCTGCGGCTTACACCGATTGTCTTACTTTTACGGGTGAGAGTAGTGAGTTTACACTTTCTGTTGGTAGTAGCGGTGCAAAAGAATGGGATGGCACTCTTTATTATTCAACTGACCACAATACTTGGAATGTTTGGGACGGTACTGCGATAAGTAGTGTAAATAAAAAGTTGTATTTGAGAGGTAAGGGGAATACTAAATTTTATACTGAATACGGCACGCGATTATCATTATCAGCAAAAGCAGGTTGTAGTGGTAATATTCAAACCTTATTAGACTGGGAAAACCCACCGACTGTTATAAGTACAGATAAATGTTACCGAGCGCTGTTCAACGGTTGTGCAAATTTAACATCTACACCAGAATTACCTGCAACGACATTAACATCATATTGTTATTATGGTATGTTTGGTGATTGTACCTCATTGACAACTGCACCAGAATTGCCTGCAACCACATTGGCATCATATTGTTATGAATTTATGTTCATGTATTGTAGTAATCTAATAACTGCGCCAGAACTACTTGCTACGACATTAAAACCTTATTGTTATGCATCTATGTTCGAGGGATGCACAAAATTAAAAATTAGTACATCATCTGGAAACAAGATATTTATATGCCCTGATAATAATATACCTATTATGGCAGTTGAGGGTATGTTTACTGATACTGGTGGCACATTCACAGGCACACCTACTGCTGGCAATACTTATTATTGGACTGAATAAGGAGTTAAATTATGTCAAGGAAACAATTTATTAAAAGAAGATTTTTATTTGTAGAGGACGGGTCAGTCGATGTAGACGAATTGCAATCCTATATCGACAAAAATAACTTGCCTATTCACATTGTTGTATACAGGCAAGGTTCTCCGATACCTGTATTCAAAGAATAAGACGAAAAATAAAATTAAAATAAGGAGTAATTATGAAAAAGAAAATTCTTATTTGCATACTCATTGTAGTATGCATATCAATTGTGGTAGTTAGTGCTATTCTTTTTGTGAATAAGTCTAACGAGAACAAAGCAAAGGCAATGGAAATTGCCTCTAACGAAGAGTGGTTGAAAAACGACTTAGAAAAAGTATTTTTAACAGATGAGATTGATATAATCGAGGCTGAAATGGACGGTAATAAACTTACGGTTAAAATATCCGTAAGAGTACGAAACATTATTGAAAATTTTTACAAATGTCGTTACATTCTTAAAAATACTAATATTGTAAATTGGGAATGGGTATATCAAACCTATATTCCTCTTTACAGTCAAAATTAAGGAGTAATTATGAAAAAGAAAGGTTTTTCCTTAATGGAAGTTACTATTGTAATGTCCATTATAACAGCGTTGACTGTGGCAATTCTTACTTGGTTTTTAACATTCAAAGAAACTAAGCAAGAAGATAAAAACAACGATGGGATAATTTACTACGATGACATTGTACTTCCTGACCCGCCAGACAGTAGAAAAATTTTAGAGAGTTACGGTATAGAATGTCGTGATTTAACCGATGAGGAAGTACAAGACTTAATCAAGTTATTGTATGAAGACCGCGCTTAAAAGACTTTGGCAATGGCTTAGAAAGAATGTTTTCAACAAGGAAATGTTCGTATGGGTTATTATTGCAGAACTGATATTTTGGTCACCTTGCATAGTGACAGGGTTACTTGCAGTAATAATAGACCCTTGGTGGTGGACGGCATTCGGAGCGATTTGTGCTTTTTGGGCTGGACCGTTTACGCCCGCCGTTCCTCTACAAATAGGCTTAGCGATTGCATTAAAGAAACTATACGAAAAGATTAAAAGGAGGTGAGTCCATTGTGCTAATTATCCTATTGTAGCAACGCACAACAAATTGTAAACGGAGGAATTTATGTTTATTATAGGCAAACTAAAAAACACTTTTAGTCCAGGAATGCTGGCACTTACAGACGTTGGCACCGTGACTAATAACGGAGGTACTTTACGAATAGACGTAAAACGTAATTTGTATTATGAATATGACTTTGTAAAGAACTGCTGGAAGTTAGTCGACGGAATATCTGTAAAGCATATCACGAAGAACTTTGAAATTAACCTTAACTTTGACAACATTCGAGTACTTGATAACACGTTCTTTGACCTTGTAGCACGAGATAATTACTCTCTTATGACAGATTATGAGAAGAAGCAATTTATCGACAACTACTATCGTCATAGACGTGAAATTAAATGTTACCCGATAATCAATAGAGGCAAGTTGTGGTATGATTTACTTACAGAAGCACGGTATAGTCAACTGGAAAATTGGTACCACGCCTGGCTTGACGTAACAGAGACGCACAAAGAACCAGACGACTTGTACTGGTTTAACGAAAAACTTACAAAACCCGAGGAGATTATATTATGACATTTTTTAATAATTGTGCACAGTGGATAAACGACCACCAAATCGAAATTATAACTGTATTACAAGTTATACAGGCATCAGGCTTAGTCGGTGTTGTTGTATCTTTCATAAAAGGCTGCTTAATCAACAAAGCAGCTAAAAAGGACAACGAAGAGATTAACAAAAAACTTGACGATATGCAAACCAAGCTCACCGAGGCGGCGCAACCTGTAGAGATGCTACAAGAACAAATTGCAGTTATATCTTACAAAGTCAACACTATGCTTGACGTACAGGCGCTTGTATACTCTACAATTAAGAACGAAGAAACTCGCAATATTGTACAGACCAAAATTGCAGCGGCTAAGAATTATACTATAAAAGCAGCGGCAGATATTGCAAGTGAACTCGAGAAAGTACAGCAAAAGACTGAGGAGCTTCTTAAAGAAAATGCTGAAACTGTTCGTAGTACAATTAAGCAAGTTAAAGCAATTGTAAACGCGACAGACTCAGACGTTGAGAGGTAAGCGATGAAAGATGTAGGAAAATATAATATATACAAAGGAGTGTCCACCGTTCTTACGTTGGGCGCTCCTATTGTAACATTATTCTCTTGTGGAGACTTCTTTCTTGAGCGTAGTGACCGGACAATAAGTGCTGCTGCAGTATTTACAATACTTGTAGTACTACTTCTTGGACGAGATAAACTTGCTGAGAAAATGAAGTTCCCTTCGGCCTTTATATTATCCTTAGGAGTACTTGTATTTATAACAATAATCGAGAGTATTATATACCCGATAAAAATTATATGTATTGTAACTGCAATGACGTCGGGCTTAGACAAAATTACTTTTGAGCATTTATATAAAAACATAGAAGTTGTACTACCTGATATTTATAAAGGGTTTATGCATTGCGGCTTTATTTGTACGACTACTGACAATTTACAAGCTGCGGCAGAAAAGAAGTTTATGTATCAAGGAGTAGCAAATGTCAAAGAAAATTGATAGTGTCGGGGAATTACTTAATTCCCCTGACACAATATTAGAAGGCAAAGAGAAAGTAGTAGACGTGGTTAAAACCAATATGTTCGACTTCATCGGTGTCATAACTATTGCATCAGCATTATTGTTAGCACTTGGTGCACTTAAACTGAGGGACTTAAGCTGGGACTCGCTGATAGATATGATAATAGGCTTTATGCCTTATTATCTTGCATCAGTATTGTTGTCTAACAACTACTACTTAAAAGGCAGTTATCGAGCAAAGACAACTACAAAATATTGTAATGCGATTAAGGCATACTCAAAGTCTGCAGCAAGTCTTAACGGCGACCAACTTTCCAAATTGCCAATATTTTGTGAGCAATTCAACGAAGCTGCTTTGAGGAAAATACAAACTGCATACCTTAAAGCAGCGGCACTTACTTATGAGCAATTTAACGAGGAATGGTTTGACGAGAAAGGTCGTAAAATGAAGCCTCTCAAAGTTTGGGAAGATAAGAGTATAAAAGGCTTGTTTACAAAAGAACAAGCTAGTCGTATTATTGCAGCAAAGAGAGCTCACGTCAAAGGCATCAACGAGAACTTATTGTTAAGCAATGTGAAATCTAACGACGATACTTATATAGGTAAGAACGAGGATGAACTTGCTAAATCAGACCGTATTACTAACTACATCTTAAACTTTGTAAGTATGGCAATATTGTGGTTTGTAGGCTTTAAAGACGTGCTTGACTGGGGTTGGGTTGCATTATTCCTTGTAGCATTTAAGATGGTATGGATATTTTCTAAGTCCTATATGCGCTATTACAAAGGATACAACAACATTGTAAACAACCTTGTAAGTCACTTGCTTCGTAAGGACGACATACTCAAACAGTTCAACCAGTGGTATAAAATAAATTATGCCAAGGAAGAAACTCAAAATGTTTTGACTTTTGAGCCAAAACAAGTCATAAATCTGTAAAAATCTCATATAATTATAATATAAGATACGTGACTGCAAAACGGCTTGTAACCGAACCTCGTCCAAAACTACTAAGGAGGCTATTATGCTTGACGGTGCTAATGATTTCACTCCCGAGGAATTAGCTGAACTGTTCGGAAGTGAAATTAAGCAGGAAACACCACCTGTAAAAGAAAAAGAAACAGTTCCTCCGGAAGGTCAACCTGGAGCAGACCCTACTAAGTCTGAGGGTGTTGACACTACTAAGGCATTTGCAAAACGTTTGAAAGAGAGCACAGAGAAAGCTCGTCAAGAAGAACGTGACAACATTGCCAAAAGCCTTGGCTACGACTCATACGCGGCTATGCAAGCTGAACGTGAGAAGAAGCTTATGGAAGAAAAAGGACTTGACCCTAACGAAGTCGCCCCTATCGTTGACGAACTTGTGAAAAAGAGAATGGACGACGACCCTCGACTGAAAGAGCTCAATGAATTACGCAAAGAAAAACTTGCGGCATTCAAAGACAAAGAGTTAGCAGAAATCTCCAAATTAACCGACGGGAAAATTACCAAGTTGGAAGAAGTACCCAAAGACGTTTTGGAGTTATGGAAAACGGAAGGCTCACTCAAATCCGCCTACTTAAAATTACACGGCGAAGAGCTTATACTTAAAGCGCGTAGTGAACAGAACCGTGGCTCTACTAACCACTTGCAGTCGCCCGAGGGAACCGGCGTACCGGCTGGCACAAGATTGTTAACTGACGAGGAAAAACGGGTCTACAAAATATTTAACCCGAGCATAACCGACGAGGAGTTAAATAAGAAAACAATCGCCAAATAGGAGGACATAAAATTATGGCATACTTCGGTCAATTCAAAACTGCTTACCTCCAGAGAGAAATTCCTGAGGACGTTGCAGTATCTTCCGACAGCTATTTGCAGGTCGGACAACTTGTAAAACTCACCCCTGCCGCCGGCAAAGCGGTTGGCTACATTGCAGCAGCAACCGGTAACAACGAAGCAGCTGCTCTTGCGGCGGCAACACACATTGTAGCACAGTCCGATGTGACACTCGAATACGGTCACATTCCGGTAGAAAACCGTGACTACAGATACTTCCCCTTTGTATACAACAGTTTCAAACTTGTAGGCAAGACGGATGCTGAAAGCAGAGTTGCGGCTGAAAAATATCTCGGTGTATGTGACACTGCAGCGAATCTTGCAACGGTAGAACCGTTCAAATCCGGTGCTCAAGGCAGTTATGCATACGTAACTGCAGACGGAAAAATCTACAAGAAAGGCGCTTCTGCTTGGGCAGATGCTTCCGCTGAAGCGGTGCTCGAAACTAAGAAAGTTGCACTTTTCAAAATCACGAATAAAGACGACGTTGACGTCACGGTTAACGGCTAAGAGGAGGACAATAGATTATGGGACTTATAATCAATATCGACGAGGCCATCAGACTGAGAAGTGAATATAACATTCTCAACGAGTCGTTGACGGCAATGCTCAAAGACAAACAAGAACAGTGGGAAAAGAAAAACCCGATTGACTTACTCTTTGTAAGAGGGTCGATTGACACTTTCCAAGAAACCTACACTTCTAACATCGGTTTTGCACACGCCTTCCAGGAAACTTCCGACTACGCGGTAGCTCCTATCTATAATACGGAAGAAGGCTTTGCGGCAACCTACAGAACGAGGACCTTCCAAGGTGGCTTCAAGATTACGCAGCAAGTCATTGAGGACAAGAGATATGGCAAAGCGAGAGACGACGCCTCTTCGTTTATGAAACGTTGGCACGGAGACATCGTAGAATATTGTATGACGGCAATGTCCGCAGGCTTCGGTAAGGCTGTTGAGTGGGGCGATAGCAACGGCCACACTTCTACCATCAAACTTACCTCGGCAGACACCGTTGACGGCACGCTCGATGCAGCTAAGAACCCGCTCTTCTCCAAAGCACACACTATTGTTAAACGCAGAGGTATGACTGACGAAGAAGTAACGGCAGCTCATCAGTCCAACTTGTTCTACATTCCGGTAGACCTTGCCGGCGACGATATGGCTAAGATGACCAAACTTGCAGACGGCATCAACCAGGTCATAACCATTATGGAGAACTACAAGGACGACAACAATAAGTTTGTTGCTATGGACGGCACCTTCGACATTGTAACGGCGAACGATGCACTCCTCAAGAGTTCTCTCAATACTGTTCTTTCTATGCCGATGTACAACGACTTCGGTCAGAAGCTCGGTAAGAACCCTGCATACCAGAGAGCAAACTACGATTACACCTCGTACCTCAACGCGATACCTCAATGCGCTAACGGCAGAGGCTTCTTCATTGTAAACAAAGGATACAATGCTGAGAACCACGGCCTTGAGCTCACCGAACGTGTACCGCTTACGTTGAACGTTGAAATTACTAAAAACCCCTATGGCATCAGTTATGATGGCAGACAGAGGTTTGACGTAAACAACGCTTCGTGGAGAGGCATTGCTTATGTGTATATCGGAACTCCCGCTGGCGCATCTGGCGACTGGGACGACGTAACGAAGTACACGAAGATTACTCCGAGTGCTACGGTTGTTAGGGAAGTCAGAGTTGTCAACCCCGAGTCGGCACCTGTCAACACCAAGACGGTCTCCTAAAATATATACGCTGGAAAGGCCTGTACAAGTCGTACGGGCCTTTTCTTATATTAAGATAGATATTATTATAAATCATTATAAAATATCAATTTTAATATATAATATATCAATCAAAATAAATCTCTTGATTATTTATATTATGGATATTTTAGATTGATATATTATATATTAAAATTGATAGGAGGACTTCAATGGAAGGTAACAATTTATATACCTGGGGCTATCTCAAAGATGCCGCACTTGCCAAGTTAGACTTAACTGAGGAAGAGGCCAATGAGCAGAAGTTACTCAAGCGCTTCCACATATATGCTAACGAGGTAATGACGCAAGTTTGTAGTACTATCAAGCCAAACCGCACATTTGCTGAATTTACTGTGTCAGACATCACACAATTGTATACAATGCCTGACGACTTTGTAGCATTCGGCAATGACGTGTGCAAGGTCAGTTATTATACTGACGGTAAGAATGACTACTTGTTAGAAAATATACCTGAAAATTGTACGGTATGGCAAGTCAACGACACTGCGACTGATGTGGACTTTGAGTATGTAGGCTTTAACAAAATCAGGTTCTTGCATCAAGGTGTGTATAAAATATCTTACAATGCAAGATGGTACACTTTCACTTACGATACACCTGATGGTACAATATTGCCTGTACCTATGGATATACTTGATTGTATACCGACATACATTGCATCTCAGTGCTACAAGATTGACGACGAAACTAAGGCAAGTATATATCGCAATGAGTACGAGATGCTACTTGCACGTATCGACAATACTGACTACAGTGAAACTAAAACTGTACACATTGGAGGTGGCTGGTGAGGACAGTAAATAGGAAGCCTTGGACCGTAGGTGTTATCAGTGAAGATGATATGGGTTACAAGTACTTCAATCATTACAATTGGAAAGGTTTGTATGATGATAAGAACTTCTTAGGTGTAGACCAAGAGAGCTTCGAATATTGTACGAACGTGTATGTGGATAGAGAGGGCCTTCTTTGTAGTAGGCCTTCTCTGAAAGTTTCTTCTTTGCCTGACGGCATTACAAATGTTGTAAAAGTAGAGTCGTATCCTGGCGTCGATGCTTATATTTGGATGCAAGGTACAGATAGAATGTTGTCATTTGTGTATGACAAAGGAACTACTAACCCAGTAGTCATAAACGGCCCGTATAAACTCGTACTTGCAGACAACAAGATATTTGTATTTACTACTAACAATTTGCAATACTTCGATATTGTAAACCCAAGCAAAGCATTACAAGATGGCACTGACAAGATATATGTACCAGACGATACAGAGTCTCCTAACTTGTTAACAACTACAGTTGAGAAGCGTCTTAACTACGCTAAACCTGATGATGACTTGTCGGAAGCAGTAGGTAAGAATACAAAAGTTACTATTGATGGTTCAACTTATGTAGTAAACCCGTTTCCCACAAATGCTCAGAAAGGCTTTTTGAGTAGACTTACTTCATTGAAGCTTACTGAGTATACCATTAAAGGCGATGCATACGATTTTGTACCGAATGTAATTGTAAAAGGCAATACTATAATGATATATGATTACAATACGGTTGATGCAACATATACCATTAGATACTACTTTACGACAGGTACAACTTGGTACAATATTACAAGTATTCCGCAGCAGACTTATACAGCAAGCAAAATACCTCCGACACACCCTTGGTTAAGTGAGGACGGCTACCACATTTGCTATGCTACATTGTCTGCAGTAAATATTGTGGAGGTATGGGCAATAAGTATTGTGGCTACCGAAGAAGGTGGTGCTAAGAAGTGGAGTGATTGGACTAAGATTACAACTGTAACGTTAACGACAGAGCTAACCACTATGCCAACCGTTAGAATTCATATGCCGAATAAAGAGGATATATTTACTTTCTCTTATTATGAGCATAAAGTAAATGCGAGTGTATGGCATAATGGAACTACTGCAAGTGGTGGATTGTATAACAATTTGGACGGTGATTGGGATATAAGTTTTGATAACGATGCACTAATGATAGGCTCAGCAGCTGGTACTGCTTATAACGCATTCTATGTAGCTCGTGCAAGTATTACAAAGACCTCAAGCGCTCCAACACCTACAACAACTACAACAGACAACTGCTTAATTGTATATCGTATACGTAGAAATACAGACCTTTCACTAACAATAAATACTTACAAGATATTTATTAGTTCAATTCAGTGGACTATTCGTGATTTGTATAAATACGATATTGCATACAATGTTGTATCAGAAGAACAACAATTTATAATCATTGGACCAAAAATAGCAAGTTATCAAGAGGTTGCATTTAAGTTTACAGATACAAAGGCCAGCAGTGACCCAAGAATTTATTCTTCTTCTATATTAGGACGTCGTAATATAACTACAATAACTGGTGCTGTTCGTGCAAATATAACTAACTATGACACTTACAAGTATATTGTAAATGGCAAGTATGCAACTGATATCTACATTGTAAACACAACACCTGACATAAGTACTATACCTGTTGCAGTAACAAGTGATGTGGCGTATTATGCTACAAAAGGAGCGACTTCGTCAAGATATTTGTATACGACATATCCTGTAAAGCCGATTACAATTGACATAATCAATCAAGGAGCAAGTAATATAATTGTACCTGACATTGTAACACAATTGAACGGTTACTTCTTTGCATTCGGAGACGACGTCTATATAAGCAAGATAGGTGCTAAGGCAGATGTCAACAACTTCCAGTGGTATATACCTAAGAACCAGACACAAAACTTCCCTGAACCTATACTTAATATGCACGCCATATCAAGTACCGACGTTGCAATATTCTTCGAGAACTCGATATATTACATTACAAAGAGTGAAGGCAATTATTATATTAACAAGTCAAAGATACCTCTTGGCTTAAAGAAAGGCTCAGACATTGTAACATCATACGATGGCAAGTACACAATCTTTTCAACTTCAAGAGGTCTTGTTGCAATGGCATATCAAGATTTTGTAGCATCGACTGAACAGGCTCTTACTTATTTGTCAGACAATATATTCAGTGCATACGACAAGTGGAACGTAAGTCCTATCAAATTGTGTCAATACAAGTTCTGGCTTATTTGTTATCGTACCGATAATAAGACCGCTTACATTTATGATATGCGTAATGCTTCGTGGTGGCCGGTCACTGTACCTGACCTTGTAAATGAAGTTACAGAACTTGACTACAAACTTGCAGTAATATCCGACGGCAAAATACTCAATTGCGATATCGGCACGACAGATTATAAAGACTATGGTACTGAAGTAATCGACTGGGAAGTGCGTAGTCAGAAGTTGCACTTCAATGCAAGTAACTTCTATAAGCATATATCTTCGATAACTTTTAATGCAGTAACCGATAACAATAATAAATTTACGTTCAGAATGAGAGCTACAAATTATCGCAAACTTGTAAGTGAGAAGCAACCTGAAACCTTAGAATATAAGGTAGATGTGATAAGAACTTTTGTAAAGCGATTTAACTTTGCAAAAGTCTCCGAATTTCAGTATTCATTATATAATAATAATGAAGACGCAAGGCCGCAACCGTTTGCAATAACAAATTTGTCAGTCAAATTCAAAATAACAGGTAATGCGAGGTAATTATGGCAATAGGTCAAGGAATATATACAACCACTGCTGGTGTTAAAGAGTGGTATAAACAGAAGTATAAAGGACAAAATATGCTTGATATGGCAGTAAATGCAGCGGAGCAACAAGCCTCTGCTGCAACTGCTCAAACTTATCTTGCAGCTGAAGCACAGAAAGGTGCATATCAATCACAATATGAACAAGCACTTGACAAAGCATATCAGGCTAACTTAGAACAAAGGTCAAATATACTTAATAGTAACTTGATTGCAGGTACTAAGAAAGAGATGCTTTCCGACACTGACATTGCATTGCAAGATGCATATAGTTCGTATCTTGCTACATTGCAAGGCAGCATTGCAGATGTAGAAGCACAAGAGGCTAAGCAGTATGCGTCGATAGACAAAGAACTTTCGACTGTAAAAGAACAGGCTGACAAGTTACTTACTACCGAGGCCGAAAATATTACAAAAGGTATTGACTATGCATTTGACTACTTGCAAGAAGTTGGCAAATATGCAGAACAGACTGAAGGTGGCTTAGAAGCCTTATACAATGACCCGAACTGGAATAGATACATTGAGAAGTATACTGAGGAAGGCAGTGAAGAGCCTATGTACAGACTGTACAGTCGAGAACAATTGTCAAGACCTCGAATAGATGTCGAAACAGGTGAACAACTTGGGTTGTACGATAGTATGGGCAATCTTACTAAAGCAGGTCAAGACTTCTTCGACCAAATGATTAACTTTGACTGGACCGATTACGGTGCATTAAAGGATATGCAATCTTACGGCTCATTTGTAGCAGGTAAAGATAAAGACTTTTACAACTGGCTTGCTGGCGAGAACGCTTACACTGCTACACCTGATACGTTCGGTCGTAACCTTAATATGGGTGTTCTACGTGAAGCGATGGGCTTAAAGAGTAGTGACGAGACGTACAGACAACAAGAGCGTAGAGTATTGTCTACACCGGAGCGTAATAAACTCGGAGCAGAAACAATCAACGCATTGCTTGGTTTCAACTTTACACCGGACGACTACTCTGAGTTTGCTAAACAGTATGACATAAGCGATACAAAATATGCAAGTGAGATTGCAAATACTTTGGATAGCAAGAAGCTTGACAACTTGCGTACATTGTATAAACAACGTGGACAAGACACGTCGACCATAGACAAGTTGCAAGAAATGTTGTCGAGTAGAGAAGACTACGAAAGTGCTAAGAAAGAAGTTGACTTCATTGAAAAATCGCTTAAACGAAATTATCCGAGTTATGCGAAAATGTTAAAAGGCGATTTCAGCGGTGTGACTGCCCCTGTTGCTAAGACTGCTAAGGCAGAGATTGCCAAACTTAAATCATTGCAAGCTAAAGTCGAGAAACTTAAATCTAACGACGAATTTGTAAAAGAAGTGGCTAAATTGTTAAAAACATTAAAGTAAAACGATTGATTTTAATATATAATATCAAAGGCTCTATATATTCTATCAATCAATATAAAATCAAATCTCTATTATATATTAAAATTCCCCTGGGACTATCTCGGGGGATAATATATAATAATGATAATCAAAATATCTGCGAAGAGCAGTAAAGGAGTTATTTTATGAATGGAGTAGGTGCAACAGCTAATTTTGCTAACAGTTATGAAGCCGCGCAGTCTATGTTCCGTGGCACTGTTGGTTACACTGACCAATTGTGGAAAACAAGTTTGCAAGGTGGTTACCTAAATGACTATGTAAATCGTTTAGGTATTCTTGCTTCTGACGCACAATTGCAGAAAAATCTTAAAGACTTGGACTTCGACTTGCAAGAGGACGAATACAAACAACTTGCATTGTATAACGAAACCGAAAAGTCTGTTAAGAACAACATTATCAAACACCAAGTATTAGATGTTGATAGTGAAGGCAAACCCAAATATGCAAGAGATAATGCCGGCAATGTTAAACGTGACAAAGACGGCAATCCTGAGTATTCATATCATACCGAGGAAATAAGCGAGTATGAATACAACAGAAACTTGTTAAAACAGAATGCAGAAAGAATTAAGTACGAAAACAAACTCAAAGAATTACAATCTATAAAAGATAGTAAGAACTGGTTTGAGAAGTTCGGTATGACTGCGTTAGGCACCGGACAAGAACTTGTAGTAGGAGCTGCTGAAGGCGTCGTACAATTGTTCGGCGATTTGTACAATATTGTAGAAGGTCTTGTTAAATATGGCGAAGGCGGTTTCAAAGATGCTTCAGGTGCTATGGAAGAAGCCTTCAAAGACAGAGAGTTAGACCTTCGTAGCATCGGAGGCTATGACGAGTGGAGGCAAGACATATCGCAATGGCTTGCAGATAGTACTTGGCTCAGAGAGGTTGACGGACAGGCTACTTATTACGGCAACTTAATATCAGGCATAGGCGTCTCGTTCGGCCGTATGATACCTTCGATGATAACCGGCAATATTGCAGGAGCGTTAGGTGCAAATTCTTCTATTGCCTCGTGGATAAGCACCGGTGTGATGTACACTGGCGTTGCTGCAAGCAATATGTACGAACTTTGTAGTGACGAATTACTTAGTTCAAGCACTGCTGAGAAATTATTAAACGCAACATTGCGGGCCACTACTGAGATGCTCATTGAAAAAGGCCTTGCTAAAGCACTTGGTGCAACCGGCTTAGATGCTTTGACACAAGGCTTTACTCAGAAAGTAGGTGCTTCTTCTGGAGCAAGTGCTGCCATCGCACGTTTTGCAAAAGACGCTTTACACGAAGGTCTTGAAGAGTTCTTACAAGAATATAGTAACTACTTTATTGACCGCTTATTTGCACTTAATAACGAGGGCTATTTGTATACCAGCGACTGGAACTTTGAAGTTGCTTCAACTGCATTTTTGTCTGGCGTACTTATGTCGATAGGTGGTAGTTTCTTAGGTGCTCTTAAAACCGGTCGTGTTGAAACTACTGAGGTTAAGTATGACAAACAAGGCAATATTGTATATGACAAAGAAGGCAATGTCAAATACAAGAAACTTGGCAAACTTGCATCGTATGAGTTCAATGTAAATTTTTCTGACTTGTTAAACTCCGTCAACGACCTTGTGAAAACAAGTGACAAATCTGAACGTGCAAAAATTATGGAAGGAGCGTACGGTATGATACGTACGTTGTCTTCTTATTTTGCAAATATGAGTGAGGAAGTTTATACAAGAAGTACTGAATTACTCAATACTATAAATAGCGAAAAAACCTCAAGTCTTGTAAACGCAAAAACTTTTTCAATATTGTACGAAGGAATGCTTAATGACATTCGTGCTGAAGGCATTAAAGTATCGGAACAAGAACTTAAAGACAATAACTTACGTGGTAAGACCGAGGTTTATACTCGTAACGACTTAGACAATGGTACTACCGATGAGAAAGTTCTTAACGAAGTACAACAAATATTTGTAAAAGATAGCAAACTTGAAAAGGTCGTACTTGTAGAAAATGGTACTGCAGCTGTTGAGAGTGACGACGGTACCGCAATAATTGTACCCAAACGTTTTGCTAATGATGCAGACGGTTCATTCCAGTACATTGTAGAAACAAGACTTAAAAAGTCTGTGCTTAAAGAAAAACGATTTACTCAGATACTCAACAAATTGTCAGCATTGTACGAGACTCGTTACAATAGCAAAGGTGACAATGCACAAGTATTATTTGCATTACTTACTAATGCTGACTTCCGTATGGACGCCCTTTGTACTAACACTACAGATGCACTTGCATTTGTAAGTAACCTCGGTTCTATACTTTCTACAATAACTGACCCTCAAACGGAATCTCTTGCAAAGCAATATGCTGAGGCTTTTGAAGGAACTCTTGTACAATATTATTCCAACACTATATACAAAGACTTCGAGAAACTTCCTTCGACTGCATTAAGCGAGAAGAATAAAGAAGTTATAAGACGAAATCAATATCCGTATGACTACAAAGGCGAAATAAATAAAGGACTTGCAAAGAACAAGAACAGAGAAGCAATTGTAAACTCTTTGCTTATAAAAATCAATGCAATGACTGGCTTAACCGCTGACGAGAAAGCAACTCTTATAAAGAACATTAAGAGTGACGACAAATCGGCTAATATCCAGGCGTTTAAGGTCATAGAGAACTACTGGTATAGCACTTATAATAGTGAGTATAATAACAAGACTTACTTTGAGTATGCAGGCCAACCTCAGTCTATGGCTAACTCGTTCTTACACCACTATGGCATAGACATTCCTAAGATGCTCACGAGCGGAAAGACTTTTGCAAGATACAACACTTTGTTTAAGCAGTATACTCAAGGTAGATTTGAATTTAAGTTAAATGAAGATACCGCAAGACCTGTACTTATTGTAGAAAGCGACGCTCGTGCTGAGTATACAATGAGGGGTACTGAGTCGTGGGGAGTTCGTGATATAAATAGCCCTAACTCTTATGCATATACAATAGGTACTGATAACGTTCTTGGTAATCTTGTAAAAGGCGATGCTGATACTAAGAGGTTTTTGACCATCAACGATATTGTGTATGACACTTCATTGTTAAAAGAGAGCATTCGCAAAGACCTTGAAGGTAAGTCTCCGGAACAAGTTGTACAGTATCTCACGGCTTATTACCTTAAAGAAAGCAATGGTACCAAGACTATAATACAAGATAACAAAGGCAACTACATTGTAGGCGATGTGTCGTCGATGTCTGATATGCAAACTTCAAAAGCTGACGCTAAACTGAAAAAGATTGCACAAGACATTGACAGCGGCAAAGAAGTTAAACTTAAAGCAAGTGCTTTGTTTAAGACCGGCAATAAGGACATTGATGATGCTACAATTATTGTAAAGAAAGGCGACGGTAAAGCAGACGCTGGGTATGATGCAAATACTAATACTATTACATTGTACGTAGACGACGCGACTATACAGACTTGGCTCAATGTTGACACTGTATACAGAGCAAGTCACGACAAAATAAGTACCGAGGAGGCATCTAAACTTGCGGTAGAGAACAAGCTTGATGTCTATGCACAAAACCTTAAGTATCTTATATGGCACGAGTTTAGACACGCTATACAAAGTAATAACAATCTTGCAGCAGGTATGACTTCTGACTTTTTGTCTTATTTTAACAAAAAGCAACAAGACAAAATTGTAGCAGATATGAAAGAACATATTCCTGAGTTCTTCAAAGATGCTAAGGATAGTACTGCTATGGCTAACGACTTATTGTATTACAGTGCAGGCGGTGAAATGCAGAATGCTGACATCGACGGCGTTCTTGAAAACAAGTTCGTACCTTTTGTAACTGATACAGAAAATGGTTTAACAGTAAGAACTCCTTGGGGTTCTATTTACAGTATAGACACTAATGGCAATGCAACTGTTAGTACTATTTCTGAGATTACTCAAGCTAAAGCCAAAAAGGTTAAAGTAGAACAACAAGCTAAACGTGAAACTGCAATAGAGTATATTGACAGCTTTGACGACTTTACTGACTCTGACTTTACTAACTTTTTCAATGATATTGCAGAAGCACTTGGTATATATCAAAAAGCAGCGACAAAAGAACATATACTTACTGCAGATGATATGATAGATACTTACAATAAGATACCTGCTAAGTATAGGTTCAATGAAACTTTGTTAAAAGGTGACTTGAAAGGTGCTATAAATACTCTTACTGACCTTGTATATAAATCGAAGGCAACTCCTAGAAGTTTAGACAGTTATATTGACTTCATAACTGAATGCAATGCTATGACCAATAGCGATATGTATATGGAGCTTGTAGATAACTTGTCAAAAAACGATGTAGGATATAATGACTTTGTTGACCGTAAAGCCGACTTTGAAAGTGCCAATGCTTATACAAATTATATACTTAAAAAGTATGCAATTGATGTACTTAATGGTACAACAGATATAAATAAGTTGCTTGATAAAACTTCGTTAGATATAAAAGAAAATCAAAAGTATACTACTAACGACATTAAGTCAATGTTCGACGAATATTTGTCATATGAAGATGCAGCTGGTACAGACACTACGTACCTTCGCGAGTTAGGTGACAGAGTGTTTAAGTCAGTAGAAACTCTTGTAGACAAAGGTTCTTACAAATTTAGTGTACTAAGAAGATATTCGGCAGGTCTTACGTTCAAAACCGGTGAAGTAAGACTTAGTTATTTGTACTTTATGGACCCAACAGTAGATAGTCTTAAAAAAGCACAAACTATATTGCACGAGGCTTTGCACGTATCAACAGTATATGCTTACTTTAAAGATGTTAAGTTTAGAAGTGTAGTCGATGAGGTATACTCTGAAATAAAGGACGACCCATTGTTCAAAGATATGTACGCCCAAAAAGATGCTGTCGAAATGGTCGCCGAATTAGCTAATCCTATATTTGTAAACAAACTCAAACAGCGTACAAGTATATTTGGTCGTATCATTGAAGCAATACTTAGAATATTTGGCATAAATCGTGGCGATACTTTGTACAATGGATTGCGAAAAGCAGTTAACAAAGTACTTGATAACCCCGATACTAAGAACTTTTATGACGTTGCAAAATATGCTGCAAATCACGATGGCTCGGCTATATCGCAAGGGTTTATGTTGGAACTGAAAGCGAAGAAAGCTGACAAAATCATAATCGACGGCAAAGAGTATACTTACAAAGAACTTGAGGCTGAAAAACAACTTACTAAGCAAGAGTATGCTAAGAAGATGCAAGCTAAACGTCGTATTAAACTTAAAGAGATTGCACCCTCTGAAATTGTAAGAGCAAATACTATATCTTACAAATTTGCACAAGGTACCAATCTTGAAAAGTATGTCGATACCAAAACTCATAAGCACCCATATATGGACTATCGTTTGCAGAACCTTATTGTAGCTACCACTGGAATTGAGAGTAAGTTAGACTATGATTTTATGAACCTTGTAGATAGTAAGGCTTTTGCAAAAGAAGGTGTCTGGTTGTTACTCGACTATGTACGTAAGCACGAGGATATGAACGACGCTACATTCCAGCTCATAAACAAGAACTTCTTCCATAACAATAATATAAAGAACGTTGCTCAATTAAAAGCTCTTGTAAACAATGCAGGTATGGCCTATGCATTACGTGGTGTATTAAAATATGCGGCAAGCAAAGATAAATATAACACTCTTAATGTAGACGAGATATTTAATCGTAAAATGTCGATTGAGGAAATGCAAGCCTATGTCAATAAAATGAAAGACTTTGCACCTGACTTGTACAAAATGTATGAAACTGCTTTTAACAATTATAACAGATTTACAGTTCCTACCGAAAAAGGTGAAATCAAACAAACAAAGTCTACTCAAGCAGAACACGTAAACGAAGGCTATTTGAGAATGTCATTGCTTGAAAATTACGATGGTACATTATTCTCATATGGCTCTGCGGCAGTGTGGCCTAACATTCTTGCTTATGACAAAAAGTTAAAAAGAGCAGGAGTTCATAAAGAAACTTCCATTGATACTAATATCAAAGATACTAAAGGAGATAACTTAACTCTCGGCGACACTCTTGCATCACAATATACTGTCGAAGATATGGCGTTTAGTAACAAAGTATTAGACGATATTATACTCGACCTTGTAGATTATAAAATAAGACAACTTGTAAAACAAGGCAAAATAAATATCGACGACATTACCTCGAGTGCAAATAAGCAAGCCAAACTTGTTGACAAAATAAAAGGCGTATTTGAGGCTGACCCGGAGAAAACTATTGCCTTCTATAAACAACTTGTAGCAGCAGGAAAGATAAATGCTAACGCTGACTTTGATTTGAGTGATGTAAATAAAGTACAAATTGAAACTCAAGTCGAAGAGGACCGCTCTCACTTGCAACGCAAAATATACAATGTAGCTACTCGTACGATTATAAATAAAATGGACGTAAAGAGTGCTAAGTACAGACGGTTCCAAGAAGCTTATGCAAGTCTTGGCTTTACAAAAGACGGCAAGTGGCAAATGCCTAAAGGCGAGGAAGGTCGTGCTCTTACACAAAGTGAAGTCACACAATTGTACGAAGATATTAAAGAAGCGAGAGAAGAACTTCGTAACGGTACTTTTGACAATAAGTATACTAAGGCAGATAAGGAACGTATAAAACTTCTTAAAGAAAAGATTGCTAAACAACAAAGACAAATTAAAGGACAGAAAGAAACTATTTATACACTCAAAGGTGTCAAACAGACTGTAGATATACAGAACGAGTCAATCACTTTAACTGCAGACAAACCTATGCCTGAACAAGTTAAGTCACTCATTGATACAACTTTTGATGTTATGTCTAAAACTAACGTTAAGAATATAAGTGAGGACGATAGTTTCCACGTTAAGAAGTCTTACAAACAGTTTATTGATAGCAATCCTTGGCTTACAAGTATGGACAGTACAACTGCCACTACAATTGTAGAGTACTTGACAACTGCATTACCACAATTTACCTCTATCGAGGCAGATACTAAGTGGAAAATGATGCTGATGTATACATTCTCGTACATCAACTCTCTTGTAAAGACTGGTGCTATCAATATTGACTACGAACTTGTAAAAGATATGCAATATCAGTATGAGCAAGTAAGTTCTGCAGCTGGTCAAATGCTTAATGCAGTACGTATCACTCTTGCAAATATGAACCCTTACAGCATTGCATTAGAGTCTGCTCTTAAACGTACCGGCGTTAACTTAGATAGAACTGACTTGGAACAAATTACTACTGCAATGAATATCTATATTGACGCAGATATGGCTGACAAAGAACGAGCACTTGTAAGAGTACAAGAACTTACTGACGCTGCATATGCAAAAGCATTACAACGTGCTAAGGACAGTAAAGAAAGCAAATCTGTCATAGCTAAACTGATTAAGTTTAGAACAATGGCAATGCTTAGCTCACCTGGCACATGGCTCCGCAACATTACGACCAACGTACTTGTAGAAAAGACAAGCGGAACTGTTAGTGCAATAGGTAATGCTACCTGGAATGCTCTTAACAAAGTTGCTGATAAACTTGGAGGTGTAATAAACAAGAGAAAACTTTCTCAAATGGAAAAGCCTACTAATGAATTTGTAGGAGATAGAGAAAGCGCAAAACAAATTATACGTGATACAACAGGCAGAGGTTATGACATAATAACTGATGAGAATAAACTTGCGGCTGCGAAAGAGATACAAGCTGACTTGTTAAAAGAGTATGACTATCTTGAAGCTAAAATGTCTAAGACCGACAATGTTAGCAAAGAAACTATTGCTCGTAGAGATAACTTATTAAATGCATCGCAAATGATTGATGCTGATATTAAGTTCTATCTTGCAGCAAAAGAGTACAAAGAGGCTCATACAAAGGTTCCTCTTAGAAGAACTCTCGAAGGTCAATACTCTATTGTAGATACTCTTAAAGGTAGTAAGTACAAACTCAAAGAGAACAAAGACGGTACTTATTCCATTGAAGGCATAGTTGTGAGCAAAGAAGTAACAGACTTTATACTTAATGAGGTATTTAACAACGGATTGTTTGACCAGATTAAAGATGGCATAAGTAAGTACGATACTTTCGATACAAGCTCTTCTATTGCAGGCAATGTGACCGCAATGATTATCAAAGGTATATCGTCTAAGTTATTCTACAACAACCAGTTTAATACTAAGTCACTTAACTGGCTTGCTAAAGCATTGTACAAAGTGTTGTCCGATGAAAAGTGGGTTAACCGAGCATTTATAAAATATCTTGCAGCAACTCTTACTGAGGACAAAGTAGACTTAAGCAAAGGTGTTACAAAAGAAGTTATGGGCTATATAGCAGACTCATTTGTATTAGCATCTGCGGACTATATGCACAAGAGTTCTTTTATCGGTGATGTTGAGCTTAAGTTTAGAGAAAGGTTCGGTGAGAAAGCATATGCAATGTGGAAGTTCATATTCCCGTTTGCAAATGCAAGTTGGAACTGGTTTACTGAAGGCTTACGTTGGACTCCATTCGGACTTGCTAAATCAATATACGACTTTGCAAGATTTGAAAGCACAGTTGAAACTTACGACCGTAACTACCGTATGGGCAAAGGTGTGAATAGCAGATTTGCGGCATACCTTACAAAGAGGAATATCGGCAAAGGCATTGTAGGAAGTATCGGCTTTGTAGTAGGTATGATTGCAACTGCACTCGGTGTTTGTGGAGTAGAAGAGGACAAGAAAGACAAGAAAACTAAGATACGTATAGGCGATGTATACATTGACTTCTCTGATGTGTTTGGTACAACCGGCATCGGTATGGGCTTAATACTTGGCGATGCTTTTACCAACAAGGAACGCTTCTTCGACGCTATGGTTGACACTCTTGATTATATGTTCGATGACAGTATATTCTCGGACGTATACGATATGGTACAATACAAACAAAGCTTTGCAGAAGTACTTCTTGACCCGTACAAAGCAAGCAACATACTTGCCTCGTTCATACCTAACTTGTTAAAGACTATCACAAGTTCTATGTATATCCACGAAGTTAAGTACGACAGTGGCTTTATAGGAACTCTCGAACGTATCGGTGTATCAGTACTACCTGGACTTGCATACGGTATGCCTAAGCAATATGACCCGTTCACTGGTGAATTGCAATATAAATATACTCCCGACTTCTGGGGTGCTGTAGCAAACATTGTGAACAGAATGTCATCGCTTAAAGTATACCCTCGCAACATAAGCGCTCTTGAAAAAGAAGTACTGAGTCTTGGTCTTAGCAAAGGAAACTTAACAGGCAAATACAAAGATATAGGTAACTTATCTGCAGAACAAGTTGGACAACTTAATGAAATGTATGGACAACTCAATAACAAGTATTTGTTAGAGTTAATGAGAAACAAAGTAAAATATACAGTAGAAGATAAAAATGGTAATCGAGTAGAATTATATTACAGACAGATGTCAGCAGAACAAAGAAAAAGCGTTGTCAATCGTATAATGACTAACAACGCTAAAATGGCTAAAGTATATGTTTGGACTTCTAACGGTCACAAATATTATACAAGTGAAACTTTCAGAAACGAGCTTGTTAAAAATGGTATTCGCTCAGGCGTATATCTTGCACAAGGTAAGAGAGAAGGCTTTATAAATTAGTCAGTTCGATACCATTGATGCTTACTCAAATTACGATGTAACCAGTCAATGTCTGATTGCTCACCGTATATTTCTAAATAGTCTCCTGATACAGGGCATCTCACACAGAGGTGTCCTGTATCTTTTTCTACAAATCGTAATGATTTTTTAATATTCATTGCACGTTCTTTTACATAATACATACATTGTTCTTTAGTTTTAAATTCATACGGAACAGTTGTATTTGTGAATATTGTTAACATAGTATCTCCATCAATTTTAATATATAATATCCGAGGGCCTTTATAAATTATTATGGAATATATTTTCGTGACGGCATTATATATTAAAATTATTATATGATTGAATTTTATTAGATTTTATAATCAAAATTGTGATTATCGATTATATTGTTTCCTTTAACTTGTTTCCACTCTATATCGGCTAAGTCCATTGCTCTGCCAAGGTAATATGCATAGTCTAATTCTTTCTTAATCTCATTAAAGTTATATGAACTAAGAGCTTTGTTAACAGTACGACAATTATCAGGTATCGATGGCATTTGGTTATATTGCAGTTGGCCTTTGTTCATTTTAATTTTATAAATTTTACCTAATGACTTATCTTTACTTGCAATAACTCTATTACACTTAAACAGTTGTTCTTCGTGGCCATCTGCAAATTTTTGTACAACATATTTGAAGGTAGGTCCTTTTTGGCAAGTCATTACAAAGTCCATAAGATTGGTATTAGATATAATGTATTTTGCCATATCGGTACCGTGCAACAACCATTCTTGTACAGCTTTTGCAGATACAAATGCTTTCAAGGGTCCAACTTTAACAGTGCCCGGTTTAAGATAAGTATCACTTAACCAGGCGCCTTTGTTTTTAATTTTGCCGTTATCTTTAACAAGTAGATAGTCATTAACATCACGCTGCCAGATTTTTGCAACATAATCTTTATCCATTCCTATACCAGATATTCTAGTCCATTCGCTCATAAGAGCTTCAAGTACCGGCAAATCTTTACGGCGCAAGTATGTAAGAATACCATCAGTATTAGTTTGTATTATTTTTGCTCCACAAATTGTATTATGAATTTTATTTGCAAGCGCTGCCAAAAATATTTGTCCGAGTCTACAAACTTTAGAACATACGTATGGGTCATACAATGCAATGTACTTATTACCTGATGCACCATATGCAGTGTTAAGAACCAACTTAAGAGCTTTTTCTAAGTCAATGTCTTCCTGAGTTTTTACTTCTAAGTGTTTGACGTGTACTCGCTCGTCACGTATACTAATATAAATATCCATACTTGCAACAGTACGACTCAAACACTTAAACTCAATTAACATAGATGGATAAAACGACGCTGCGTCAACGTTTATAAGACACCACTCGTCATCACTTTCTACATACAAATTATCCATTAAGGTGGTATGAATGCCGCCATTACCAAAGTCAGCGCTATTATTAAACGCTTTTGTGTGGTACGGCGTATTATTGTTTAACAAGTGCGTAAGAATATCAGTCGGACAATTTTCATAACAATAACTTGCAATTTTAGAAGGTAGTGATATTACAACGTCGTCTCGGTCTGTAAATTCCATAGGCTTAGCTTTTAATACAAGCGAAACCATTGTGGCGTTCGTGCTTTTATAACATACCGTTTCAGGAATATTGAATTTCCTACCAAGCAATAATTTAGTTTGTACATAATGATAGGTTATTTGTGTATACCATATCATTGCTGCATATACGTCGTGTTTGCAATAATAAATTATGTCTTTAATTTTTTCAGGCGTTAAATTTTCGTCTAAAAAGTCGACTTCACTTTCCTCAATATCGAGCCCAAGTATAGCTTCTTTCTCTTTAAGTGACCCGTCACTATCGTCCATTAAGTCTTGATACACCATTTTGTACAATTTGCGTTTTGCAAATGGCGCTACTCGCATATGCAAACTATCTTTGTATATTGTATCTGGTCTAATAATTACATCACTAAGAGCAAAAACTTCCTCAGGCTCAAGTCCTTGGTATATTGCGTTTGCGATGCTCAAGTCATAGTGCTTGATGTTATAACCCATTTGTACGTAACCGTCTTCTAACAGTTGTTTTAACAAGTCGTCTCGAGCAGTCATATCACTCGATTGTACAACTAGAAATGTATCTTTAACTGACTCGTTAATACCATCTTGCCAATTATCTGGTAAATCACCAAATACACAACACCACCAATGTGGAAATACTTCAAAGTCGAAAAATCGTTCTTTCATAGCGGCATCCAATCCTCCTTGAAATCGCCTTTCTTTACAAATATTGACTTAGGCATTTTACCTTCCTCAGCCTTATATTCTATTGTAACATCATACAATAAGCACAGTTCTTCCTTAAACGAGAACATTGTAAGCTTATTATAATAACCACTATCTGACGCCCAGTTTGTAAACGAACTATATAATGCTTTGCAAGATGCTCCATTTAATTGCCCAAGAGTAAGTCTTGTTTCAAATACCCACTCATTGATAGAGCTTTGTCTACGCTTAAACATATTAAGAAGTTCTTGCTCACTATGTTGTATACGGAAGTGACCTTCTTCAATAGCTTGTTTAATTGCTTCAACTGCCTTAAAAAAGAAGTACTCCATATCTGTATCAGTTATTTTTGTCATAAACAACGGGTCGGGGTGTTCTACCTTGTGGTTAAGTTCAAGTAAAACCATTCTTCTAAACAACCCTGTTGTACGGTCCATAATTTTCGGTAATCTGTTACAAGAGAATATGCAAGTTGTATAAGGTTTAAGAACTGCAACAGGTTGATATATCTGTCTAACTGTTATTGTATTACCAGAGATAAGCGACTTAAACCTGCCAGTATCTTCGAGCGCTCTTGTGTCAACAAGGTCATCGTCAATATTTACAAGTTTAGAAAATAAAGTTGCAAGATGGTAGTCTTTATCAAATTGATTAAGACCTATGTGGCCACAGTTATCTTCTCCAACCATACGTTGTATTAAATTCATATAAGTTGATTTGCCGGTGCCGCCTTCACCTTTGAATATAAAAAACTTCTCAAACAAGTTCTTTTTGAGAAGGCAATATCCAGCAATTTGATATAAGAATGCAATTTTGTTAACGTCACCGTCTGCAATCTCTTTCATAAAGTTATCTATACGCGGCGAGTATACAGGGTCTGGGTTATATAAACTCGGTACAAATATTGTATTGTAATCAGCTTTTGTAGGTTGGGTTATTTCACCGTTAACAAGATTAAGTATACCACTTTTGCAAGCAACTTTGTACCAGTCTTTGTCCATATCCTCAGGTTTTACTTGCGTTTTAATACGCAAAAATTTTATTATTTCAGTACGACCAGTATCGTTTATATTTTGTGAAACTTCAAAGTGAATTATACGTTCTAAGTCTATATCGGTTATCTTTTGATAGTACATTCCGTTGAACTTATAGAAACTATCACCATAAGATATAATGTCAAACCTGCCTATCATTTCGTCAGCAATACGGTTGTATATATTATCGCGCTCCGTAGCGTCAGGCCTATCGTCTTTCTTTTTCTCACGAAGTACTGTCTTAAATAACTCAGGGTTTGACATAGGTGTATCGAACAAGTTTTCATTTATTATTCGTATACACTTTTCAATCTCTTCTTCACTTAACTTGTGCGACATTTCAAGTTTTGTACGCCACTTAAACAATGCATCATTACGACCATCACCGTCTTTCATACCTATAAAACTCGGAGTTGTTCCTTTTATAATAGGTTTTAAGAAGTAAGGTATATCTTCTACAAAATCACCCCAGTGACCCCACTCTCTATGAGGGTCATTACAAGGTAATATAATATAACCAGTGAGGTTTGCTCTTATATCAACAGTAATATTAAGTCCACATTGCATAACAGAGTTACTTGACAATTTACTTGTAGGGTCGCGGAATATCATATGTATACCACGGCTCGTATAATTGTAATTATATTTTACTTCAAATTTTTCAAGTAATCTTTCAATGTATTCTTGTGACCTCTCATCGTCCTCGTTGTCAATATCTACAACGCACATACCTTCCGGTACAACCCATCCGATACGATAGCCTTCGTCTACTTTTTGTTGTGCTTCTTGCAAAGATAATGGGTTAGACTTCCAACGGTTAAGCGCCGCCTTATTATCTTGTTTACTGTTGTATTCAGTATCTTGCCAGAGTTCAGGTCTATATGCAGGTATTAGTACAAAATTACTGTTCGGATATATGCGACCTAACCGTGCTAAATTTTCGTCCATTATACTTCTCCTTTGATTGACATAAATAAGTCACTTAATTGTTTCTTAGTTTTTACAGTGTTCCAAATTGTTGTTTCTATACTGCCCTCAAACAACAATATTTGTATTACAACAGGTTTATCTTGGCCTTTACGCCACACTCTGTGTAACATTTGGTCATACTTTATAAACGAGTAGTCAAGAGTATAAAATATTATTCTATTACAAACATCTTGCAAGTTAAACGACTCGCAACGAGAACATTGCAATAGCAATATATTTTTGTTAGTATTCTTAAACTCCTCAATTGTTCCAGCAATCTTATTGCTATCAAACAACTTTTCAATCTCGTTTTTATCTGCCTCAAATCTGTATACAATAACTACTTTCTCATTATAACCGACATTTTGTTGTAGCCAATCGAGTTTGTCATTGTGTTTGAAAGTATGAGTAACTCTCTTTTCTTCAATGTCATCAGTCAAATACAAAAAGCCATTTGCAGCTTGATGCATTTTTGTAATCGCAGCAAGTTTAGTCATTGTGCTCTCATAATCTTGTATTGCAATAACACCCTCTTCTGCTTTCTTGTACTCATCAGTAGGTTCAAAAGGCAGATTTATAACGTTAACGTCAAGGTCTGGCATTGCATCGTCTTCGTCGTAGTCAACTCTCATACTGTATAATGCAATGTTACGTTCCCAACCTGCTTTGTACTTAGCATTTATTCCGGTCGGTATTCTTATACAATTGCCAGCAAAGAACTTCTTTTCGACATCACAACAATTGTCTACAAAGAAAGAATAAGTGACCTTGCCCCAGTCACTCACACACATATTGTGGAACTGACAAAATATATCAAGGTCACTATTACCACGAGGAGTTCCTGTTAAGCCAAATACATACTCAGTTTTACGAGATAACATATATACAAGTTTACTCGTTTTAGAGGTGTTTGCCTTAATCTTATGGCTCTCGTCCACTACGATTATATCCCACTTTGTCGCAAGAAGCTTTGCCTTAGTCTTTTCCTGTATTGCCGAATTAAAACTCATATACACTGTATTCTTCGGCATAATATTTTGTGGTACAATATCAACTTCCCACATATTACGAATTGCATCTGCCGTAGATAATACAAGAACATTTGCACGTCCGTTTTTAGACTTGTCAATATCTCTTATTGCATCTATGCAAGGATATGTTTTACCTTTTCCGGGCACAAAGAATAAACAGGCGTGTTTGCGTTCTAACAGTAATAACATTCCTGCTTCTTGATACGGCCTTCTCTTAGTTAAGTATTCTTCGTATTGCATACTCCCTCCGTAAGTCTTTTCATTAAAGCCTCTACAATGTCACTGTCGTCAATCGCGAACCATAAACCTGCTGCTTGTTTTATTTTGTTACCTACTATAAGTTGAGCGTCAGACACTTCATTCAAGTGACCTTCGCGTTTAAGTTCAAGCCCTACAAAAATACCAACTGTTGCATCTTCACCGAACATTCTTGCAAGTGTTGATAATTTTGTAGGTATACAAGCACATAAATCTGGACGACCTTTCTCGGTGTACATATTCTGTGCATTTTTGTATATGTAACCTCCGTTCTTTCTTACAATTTGCAATATTCGTGATTGCAATTTGCTTTCACGTTCTGTTGACATAAATACCTCCTTACAATTATGGCAGGCGATGTAGGTGCTGCCCCTACGTAAACCGAGTCAAAGTCGGTTGCACTACTGTTGTGCTAATCGCCTATTAAAGTAGCCCCAATTAAGAGGCTACTAACGAAAGATTAGAGGGTGGAGTGCAGGAATTAAACCTGCTAAGTCATTCTCCACATAATAGGATGCCGCAGCACCGAAGCACTAACGGCATCCCCATTAAAAAGGAAAGAGTGTGAGCTAATTAAAACGGTGCCGGGCCATCTTCGTCGTCGAGAGCCGCAAATTTGTCGATGTGATATGTATCAGTCGTTTCTATGACTGTATCGAAGGTACCGTCGTCAAGAGGTTTCTTAACTTCTTTGTCGTATTTTTCAACGACAACTGTGCCGATAAACTTTTTACCTACAAGACGTTTGCCGTCAACCGCATAGTCCCATTCAAATTTTGCAATTTTATCGGGAGTATCAAGTTCGTTATGCAAACAAGCCTTGATAAAGTTGTTGTATTTCCATCTTGCTTTTTCAACGAGCGGGAAGTACAAAGTGCTCTGACCTTCAAGTTTGCTTTCTACCACAAACACTGCCATCGGATTGCCTGCCTTGCTGTCTTTAAGTTCGTACGATTTTACTTCAAAAGTAAATGTACCGGGTTTGCTTATAAAACCAACACTTTCAAAATCGCTAAATTTTTCTTTCATAATTACTCCTTATCGCCTTCTTCGGCGTCTATATTATTTTCGGTCTCCGGTGTTACAACGTTCGCACAATTTAGGGTGCCGGCTTTGACCATAGCCTGCCATTTGTCATAAGTAAAGTTCTCAACAAAACCGCCGTGCTCAAGTATAAGGTCTCTTGTACCTGTGTCCATCAGCGGGTGAGCACCTACATAAGTTAAGAATTTTACGTCTCTATCGCCGTTAGGCAATATTACAGTTTTTCTGCAACAATAAAATACGTTGCTTGCATCTTTTAAGAATTTGACACCTGTCGCAATGGTCAAATCAGGTACAATTCTTATCTCTTTGTTAAGTCCTGATGTTTCATAGACTTCTTGTTCTCTTGTATGACTTATCCATACAATTTGACAATCTTTTTCTTCTGAAAACCGCTTCATATTATCTTTGAGGCTAAGTACCATTTTACCAACGTCGCCCCATTCAGGCATAGACAATGCTTTGCCTCCTTTACAAAATTCAAGGTATGCCTTGTAATCATCTTGTAAAGCACCTACAGTGTCAATTACCATTGTTTTAAACTTGTCGGCATCAGGCTTACGTAACTCAGCAAGTAATTTAGCAAGTTTCTCACAAGAAGTAAGTTGTATCTTACCTCCTACAGGATTGTCGTTACGTAAGTTCTTAACCTTAATTAAACCTTTGTCGACGTCCTCTCTATATTTTGTATAAAGCACACGTCCACCGCCGTCGTTGCCTATTGAAACATATAATAACGGCTTCGGATAACTTCCGGCTATTAAAGTTTTTCCGGCTTTCGGTTTCCCAAAGAAGAAGTCAATTTTGTGAGTAGTAAAACTATCGTACTCCATTACTTATTCTCCTTTTCGAGCTGCTTTTTAAGTTCCGTGTTCTCTTGTATCAAGCCGTTTATTCCCATAAGTAAGTCATCTGCCAAAGCAGGACAACCTCTCATAAGAACCGCCTTAACAACTTCATATTGTAAGTCATTCAACGGAATATTCATCGGTTTTGTCTTTTTTGCACTCATTGTATGCCTCCTTTATAAATTTTTCTACTTCGTCGATAGTTGTATTGTGATAATCGTATATAAATATCTTAGCGTTTGTGAATATGCTAAATACTCGCATTGCATCATAATACAAATTAGCTATCCATTCGGACGTGTCTTTATCGGTAATATTATCTTCACCACGTTCCATGGCATCTTCATAATGATTATTATTTACGCAATGTATAATCGCAACGTCACCATTTAATATGTTACCGATTTGTTCTAAGTCTAAGTCCTCACGTGGTTGTAAATCTGTTTGGCGATATACATAATCTGATATAAAACTTCTATCTAAAACTACTATACCATCACGGTATGCGTAATTGTAAAACTTTCTTGCTTCAGCATTACCATTACGAAACACTCTTTTACAACAATAGCCCTTTTCAAAAAGTTTTCTTACAAGAGTTGTCTTGCCGCTACCATCTACGCCTTCAACTAAAACTAACATTTAGTCCTCCTTGTACAACGCTGGGTAGTCCCATCGTATAATATCTGTCGGTGTGGCTATACTACTTATAGGTTTGCCACATGCGAACTTACCTTCTTTGCAAGAACCTTTCATACAAAACGGTCCGGTTGTATTCGGTGCAAATAATATCGGGTCAAGCTCATACAATTTTTGCCAGATTAGCAACATAACATACCTTGTTTCATCGGTATTACGTCTACAAACTCTCTGGCTTATTATATGCTTTAACTCAAAGGGAGTCGCGCTCATAATAAGTACATTTCGTATACCGTTCGGTGTTGCATAACCTGCTGCGTCGTTGTCTATACTGTAATCTTCTTGCAAATCACTGTAAACTTCAAGTGATTGTCGAGCCGCTTCTTTATATTTGAGTCTTGCATCAGGGTCTTTAAGTATTTTATAAGGTATCACAACGTCTGCACTCTCTGCAAAATTACTATATTGTAAGCTCGCCGAGATAAATTTTACATTGTCTTGGTGTCTTGTAAGCTGTGCAAGCACTCTTCGGGATGCTCCGACTATTACAATATTGATTTTTGTAAGATGTTGCAACGTCGGATGCGGTAATTCGGACATAATTTTTACAAAATTGTCGCTTGCAGGCTTGTTATACAAATGCATAAAATCGTCAATGTCGTAAATTTTATGACCTTGTTGTGTTAGTCGAGCTCCTGCCGCCATCATTTTGCGAGTTTCTTGTAAAACTTCTGGGTTAAGTATCTTAACTTGTATCTTATCCATTAGTACCTCCCATCTTAGAAGTAGTCCGTACACCTTTTTTGCGGCACAAAATACCTGTTTTTTCAGTCAATATAGGCACAACTACTAACTGACAAAATGCTTCGCTCCGCCAGTAAGTAATTTCTTCACCTAAATTTTCTACAATAGCAGTTATTTTGCCACAATAATTAGGGTCTATAGGACACTGATGTACGATTATACCTTTAATTGCAGCACTTGTACGCTCTACAAGATACGCCATACGGTCGACATTACATATATAGTGTATATCAAGTTCTACGATATTGCGTCCTTTCGTAAGAGTTACTGGCTCGTCAAGTACAATATCAAGTCCCGCGTCGTCTGCATAACCTTTTTCAAAGTGACATTTTACGCTCATTCTTTAACCTCTTCAAACTGCGGGTCGTCGAGGTATCTCATGATTGCGTCGAGCACTTCTTTCGTGCCAGATACAAGATTGTCACGAGTAAGCACCTTGATTATTACGGCCATACAAAAAGCAGTCTCCGCAACATTGCTACCCTTAGGTATTTTAACCTCGTATTTGCCGTCGTTAAAAGTTACACTCAATAACTCTTGTCGTACGGACACCTGTTCGGTTTGTTCGGCTTGTTCAGTCAAGTTTTTTTCTTCTTGCATATAAGGTCCTCCAAAATTTATCTTATATTATATTATATGAGATTTTTATAAAAATATTCCCTCTAAATCGAATACAGAATGTTTTTAATATATAATAGATTGATTTTATTTTATCCCTTGGATAATCTATCGAGAAAAATTTTAATCTCTCTATTATATATTAAAATCATTCGTTTTACTTTGAAAATTCAAAGGTTAAATACTTTCTTGAGGCAAGATAGTCGCAAAGGTGTACTATCTGCTGCAACTTAGTCTCCGGCTTAGGAAGTACAGTCTTGTCCCACTTACAAGTGTTCCATTGTCCCATATGCGACTCAATAAGTGGACATACATTGTTTGCAAACTCTCTTGAGCAATTAGCACGAACGTGTTGTGCTGCAAGCATCGGGTGGTTGTGCAAAGTATACTTGCTATGAGTTACTCCACTCTTAAATGTGTCGTGCAATAACAATGCACAAATAACGTAGTCTTTCTCATCGTCGGTTAAGCCGTACATCTCAAGGTCCACAAGGTCGCAAGCTATTCTTGCCGCTGCAATGGTGTGTCTTAAAAGGCCGCCTTCTCCTGTTGCATATGACGGGTGATATTTGCCTGTGCTACTTGCAGGTATTTGGTAGAAGTATTCAGGCACCTTAGTAAATGCCAGGAACAATTGTAATTTGATGTCTTTTGACTTTATTTTGTCTACGCAATAGTTGAGGTCCGGATATGCGTGTTCCTCTTCTATTACATCAAATTGACTTATATTGTTGTCGTCGTAAATGTCTTGGCCGGTTTCTGCTGCAATAATTTCTTTTTGTTCTTCTGTCATAAAGTTACCTCGAAAGTTATGTTGTGATAATTACAAAAATTTGTTGTGTATATTGCTCTGCACCAACGTACTGTTGATACAAAGCGATAATCGCCGTCTACAATTACTTTGACTTTGTCGCTTGGGTACAATAATGCTCTACAAAGTTGGTCGTAAGTCATATTAGTAAGGTGATACCTCCGTCTTGTCGTATCGTATTTGTTTAAGCCGAGGAAATCTTAATGAGTACACGCCAGTATTGTTATGGCTTATTGCAAAGTACGCAATCTCTACAATTTTACCTACAATTTTGTTAGGCTCAAGTACCCATAAATCACGCTCATAATCGCTAATACCAGTGCCTACTTTACAAGATATATCTTTACCATCAGGCGTTTTTCCTACACATTGTAAATAGCCGAGCGATGACGCATACTTGCCATTACCATACTCCCAATCGATAACTTTCATATCCATTGTCTGTACAGCTTTATACTTCAATAAATCGTCAGTTCTTTTGTGCTGGTATTTACCAAAACCCGTGTTTATCATAAGACCTTCTGCACCAGCACAAGTAACATCTACAAGTAGCTTATCAATTCCTTCGCGCATTTCGGCTGCAGTATTATATCGTTTAAGAATGGGCAATATTCGCAAGTCGTTGCTGTTAAGTCCTGCTTTACCGATAAGCTCGAGCTCTGTACGCCGCTCAAAATAAGGAGCTGTATCATACATTATGTCGAATATATTGTATACAAGACCTTTCTTGTCGCCTTTACGGTTTATCAAACCGCTTGTATTTTGAAACGCACTCGTTCCACCGTGCTGTTCTATGAATACACCTCTTGCAATAGCCTTAGAGCACTCTGTTTGTGCAATACTTAATACCTCGCCATCATATACTCTGTCTGTAGGTAAGTTACCCATATCGAAATTAACGTTCATAGGTTTGCCGTTACGCGATGTAAAGTTCCACTTACTACCGTCATATGATGCAATGCATCTGTTGCCGTCAAGTTTTTCTGTCACAAAATAACCTGTATCATCAGACTTAATTTTGCCTTCATATTTTTTAGCGAGCATTGCAGAAAGGCCGTCTTTGGGAAGCAGCGACGGTCCGATGCCGAGCCGCAATGTGCGGTTTACAATAGATGCCACAAAATCTGTGAACCACCTTACTTTTTGCATTGCAATCTCGATGGACTTAACACTGAGGTCGTGATGTTTAAGCGGCTCCCACAAGGGTTGTAAGTAATCTTTGAATGACTGTTGTAATACACCGATAGGCATTATGTCAAGCGACTCACGACGATAATAACTGTAGCCAAGTTTGTGTTTACCTGCAAGAATTTCAAGTATGAAGTTAAAGTCGTCACGACAGTCAGGTTCTATGTCATTTACAATTTGTTGTTTGATTAGTAATGATGGGGTATCTTGTAACGACTCACAAATAAATTGTAAGTAATGTATCCGGTTTCTTAGGTCTACTATTTTCATAGTCTGCTCCTTTTGTTTAACGTCTGAGTTACTTCGTACTCGTTGTCGATATACTCAATCAAAGTAGGGCTTATCTTGTCGTCAGGTGTCGCGTTGAATAACTTAATTTGAGTACGTATGAACGATGCAAGTAAGCCTTTGTTCTTCTTTCCTACAAGTCGTTCAAGTTTCTCAGTTGCTAAAGTTTTGTCCTCACTGTCCAAATAAAAGTTAAATAGGCTCTTCATTGTGTATTGCTTTACCTCCTTTACAATATCCAAGTCTTAAACATTCGTTCCAGTCGCAATTGCAACCTTCACACCAACCTTCGTCATGCATTTCCATTACATCTCTCATTTATGGTCTCCTTTGTCAATATAAAATCCTATTAAAAAGCCAATTAGCAAGAATGCTAAAGCTATTGCAAAATAGTCCCAACGCATATTGTTACTCCCATTCTGCCTTATATAGCCAAGGTTTGCAGGTTCTAAGATGCTCACAACTCTTGCAAGTATATGCGTCATATTTGCGCAAGAAAGGCATATCATTCTGTTGCATAAAATCTATCATTTTGGCCGCGTCAAGCAAGTCTTTTATCACATGGTCATAAGTCTGCAAGTCAAGCCATTGCAATGACAAGTATGCCGCCTTATTAAGTGCAAGGTTACAATATGTGTCGTAGTAATAACCACCTGGCTCACAATTGTAGACCTCATCCTCAGGTCCGTATATCTCGTCCACAAATGCCTTGAACATATACTGTGAACAGTTCTGGCTCTTCGACCTTGACAAGTGACCATTGCTCAGCACAATAGGTGCACCGAACTCTTGCTTAGGTATGTCGATGTAGCCTATCTGTATGTTCCTCAAAGGTATGCCATAGTTAAGGTGTACAAGGAACGCATACAAAGGAAGCTGACTGTTCATATCGAAGTCGTCCTGGTTCTTGCGAGAACTACTAAACTTGTAGTCAAGTATTATCGCACTGTCCTTAGTATATATCAGCAGGTCGACTATTCCGACGATTGTCTGTGCAATGTTGTGATAGCCCAGAGACTTAAGCTGTTCGACAGTCGCTTGTAGTTTAACCTCTCGTTCTATTGTATATGCTCCACGTTGTCCGAGCTGTGATGTGACCGTTCTCTCATACTCTGCAGTCTGTTTAATCACGTCGATGAAGTAATGTTGCCAAGACTTAATGTTAAACTCTTGTTTAAGTTCGGGATAAAGCACCTCAGAAGGTATTATCTTGTAGTAGTCGTCAGGTGATACCACGCCATCGGCAGTGTCATCTCTCAATTTGCCTGCATTGTACATCACCTCGTGCGCCATTGTACCGAAGATTAAGTGAGGTGATACTTTCTCCGGTGGTGTTCTATCGATATAAGATATTTTGTACTTTGACATACAAGATGCAAAGCAATTTAATGAAGAGTTACTATGGCTCATATCCTAAACCTCGGTGTGCCTTTGCGTGGGCCAGGCTTCTTACAATTGCGAAGATGTGCGTTAACTTTCTTGACATGTGACTTAATTGCATCTTCTGACACTGTACCTTCAATATCAGTTATGTCGCTGTTAACTACAAATTTGTCTACGCAAGTTGTAGTAAGTATACCGTGTACCGCGTGGTAGTCGGCAATGCCCATAATCTTGCTCTTTTCGCCCGTGCTGATATATCTGTATATATCAAACAACCTGTACTGTTTCTTATACTCGCTCATAATATACCTCCATTCGAGCATCAAATTTATTTTCTACAATGTTCTCAAGCAGCATCCTAAACGTTCTTATAAACGACGGATAACTGTTGCGCAAATTGTGTCTATATTTAGCGGCAGGTACAAAGTACAAGTCGCTGAAGTAAAACCCTACATATACTCTCTCGTCATCGTTGTAATAATATATGTGGTATATGTCGTCTGCTTTATTTATCTCGTAGTTATATTCTCTACAATAATGAATATCTATGCGGGTGTGCGCACACGATAGCGCAAACTGTTGTCCTGCAATGTTATTTAACTTTTCCATTCTTAGTAGTATCTCCTGTGTATGTAGGCCTTATTAAAGCCGTCTCTTTTTAACTGCAACCTCAATTGTTGTACAATCTTAGCACTCATTGCACTCACACATCTGTTGCCATACTCGAACAGCAGCTGGTCATATTGTCTCTGGCTGATGTATTGCAATAATGCCTCGCGAAGGTCGTCTATCACAGACAATAATGCCGAGGCAGTCTCCTCATCGTCTCGCCTTGCAAGAGTGTCGTCCTCTAATGTATCTGCAATGGTTATGTCACGCATTCCTTCTTTGCCAACCGGTGCATACAATGAGCACTCTTTGTCAGCAGGCCTCTTGCGTAATACTCCGTACAATTTGTTTAGGAATGCCTTACGTACAATATACTTGTTTAAGTAGTAGCCCTTGTTGTACAATATGGTCATACACTCGTATACCATCTGCACCAAGTCATCAATCTCCATATGCTGCCAGTGTAAGTGTTCCTCTGTCGCCAGCTTGTGTGCATAAGGTGTGAACATCTCGCACTGTATGCTGAGGTCAGGTTGCAAGAAGCTTACTACCGAGCCATTATCTGCAAGATATGTGACCAAGTTGTCGCAAATATCTTCAAGCACTGTCTGTGCATCATATGTGTTGTAGCGGTCTGTACTGCAGACAGTTATTTTAAGCTTGTATATGTTCTTATCCTTGTTGTATGCAAGTATATAAGAATATATCTTGTCGTAGTCCTCGAACAATGTGCTCAGCTTATCGAACAATGTGTTGTCAGCCGGCAATGTGTAGTTGCTTATATCAAGTGTGTTGTCTCGCATAGTCTTCTAACTCCTTAACTATCTTGTATAGCTGTCTGTCGTACCGTATGGACAGTATCTTGCGACAACTAATAAGTATGTCCTTGCATTGTTGTGATACTAGCGAGTCTATGGACTTTGTGTTGTCTTGTTTTATGTTGTACAATGATTGTGCAAATGTGTCGTCCTCGTACAGCTCGTTCTCTACAAAGAATGTGATTAGCCGGGCCGGAGAGCCTCGATTGTCGCACGCAGGTAAGTCGTCAGTCAATCTGTAGTACAATGATGATGTTATGTCGACGGTTAACCAGCCAGCCTCTTGCGACTGACTACCAACTGGTGGTATAGTAAGTATGTCGAGCTCGCCTTGCTTGTCATACCAGTCGTATATAGCGTTTATCACGTCGGACGGTGTACAATGTGCTGACAATATGCGGATAGTGTCGATGGTTGAACGAGGAAGTCTTAACTTAACTCTCATTGTATTACCTCCTGCTATCTCTAATGCATAGCACAAGTATAGAAGTAAGAACTATCGCCGCAGCAAGTAGTGATATTACCATACATACTTTCTCAACTGTCGGCATCGTCAAACTCCTCAGGATGCTCTCTGCGGTATGCCTCGAGCCGTTCTTCCTCCTTGCGCTTATGTTCTGCACGTTGTATTTCAAGCTGTATCTCTATCGCACTAAGTCGTGCACGTTCTGCAACTGTCACGTCTATCCACTCGCCTGTAGTCTCGTGTCGACGCAGGCACAATGTGAGCTTGCCGTTCTCGTCGAAGTGTCTGTATTGCTTGCAATTGCGTTCCTGACGGTCAGTTATGTCAGGCACAAGTTGTTGTAATAAGTTGCTCATATGTCCTCCTCCTCGTCTATGACAATGGTATGGTCAAGGCCGCATTGTTCCAGCGCATTGCTCAGTCTGTCGTAGGCAATGCTATCAGGCACGTTCTCCTCGTCGCACACCTCACAATAAGTGCGTACAAGTGTTGTAATGTCGGCTCTGTGCCGCACCTCTATCTCGTCAGGCCAGTCTATATGTACTCTTAACATTGTTTATACTCCTTAAATATATCCAGCACGCGTTTAGCGCACGCAACAGCTTTGTCCATGTCACAAGTAGTGAATGTCTGTATGTATCTTGAAGCGGCGTATATCGCCTCGTTCTGTAATCTTGTACCGATGGTGTCGGTGACGGTCTTGTTGTACTGCAAACTGTCAACGCTCACAAGTGTAAGTGCATCGCGTTTAACAAGCCTGCATAATGCCAACAAGCCAGCGTTACTGTCGCTCGTGTTGTGAGGTGCAATAGCCAGCACACGTACCAGCTCACCTACACTAGGTGACACTGCATAATGTTGAAACTCCACACTATATGCAGGAGCATTCTGTTCTACCCACTTGTTGTAGCACAAATAAGCTGCCACACTATGGCAAGTGGCGTAATCGCCTTTCTGCAATTTGTGTTTCTTATTAGCCATACTTACTTATCCTCCTTGCATGTTATATTAAACTCGTCAAACAAGGAACTTATAGCATCTTTTATCTGAGTTATCTTTTCAAGCGAAAGTGTAGTATAAGTAGCTGGGTATAAGCTAGTGACAATGATGTCATATATGCGGTTAACCACGTCTGTGTTAAGCATCTCGCGTATGACCTTGTTGCCACTGTCGAACTGTGTGCCCTCAAGCTGAGTATCTGCAGCCCCTACAAGTATGAGCTTGTCAGTGAGTAACGACCTGCACAGGCACAATGTGATGGGGTTCTCCGTGCTGTGAGGTGCCATGCATATAACGCTCAGCACGTCAAGGCTGTCTTTGAAGTAGTTGGTGTAGCACTGTGTCTCGTACTCTGTTAAATATGAGGGTGCATTCTTTTCCACCCAGGTGTTGTATGTAGTGTACGCGTTGCCTCTCTCAGGCATGACAACTATGTCGTGTGGTTGTATCTGTTCCATTGTGGTCCTCCATATAAATATATTTATTTGTTCTACAATGAAGTGGTGAGAGGCCTGGCCGGATGTAGCCGGACCCCTCACCCATTGCTGTGAGATTAACCCTCGATGTTCTGTTCAGCCATAAGCTTGTCGAGCATCGCCTGTGCCTTAGCCAGTCTGGCCTCAGCAAGCTTCTTTTTCTGCTCGATGGTCATAGGACCTCTCGGTTTGCTGACCTTCGGCGCGTTAGCCTTAGCTTCTGCCGCCTTAGCAAGCAGCTCGTTGTAGCGGTTGTACTCTTCCTCGGACATGTAGTCGATGAACGTCTTTTTAATAGTCTCAGTCATTGTTATTATCTCCTTTTAATTAGTTGTTAGAAGCTTCAGCGGCCTCAAGCTCAGCCAACTTAGCCTGTGCTCTCTCAAGAGCTCTCTTAGCCTTCTCGTACGGCGTGAGGGGTACCGCTTTAGCCGCAGCCTTAGCGTCTGCCATCGCCTTGCGTGCCTTGTCCACAATGGCCTTGTACTCAGCCTGTTCTTCCTCGCTGAGGTATGCGATGAGTTTTTCCTGCGGGTAGTGAGTTCCACCAGCGCCGAGTTTGATGCGGGCCTTGTAGCCGAGGGTCAACTTACCGTCAGCTGCGATGGCAATGTCGAGGCGAGCCTTGTCGGTCCATTTGCGCAGCGTGCTGTTCTCAGGCATCTCAACCATCACTCTGTTCTTGTAGGGCACAAGCTTGGTACAATGATGTACTTCGCCTTTGTCTACAATAGAGTAGCCAGTGGGGCTCTCAGCGTCGGCAATGACGTCGATAGTAGCAGTCTCGTCTACAACGATGGGTTCTACGGTCTGTTCAACCGTGTTTTCAATGTTCTTCATTTTTTCAGTCTCCTTTATATTATTTTATATTGATTACGAGGCAATGAAGTTTTCCTCGAAAATCTCTTATATTATATTATATGATTATTTTTGGAATATATGACCCTTATAAATTTTTAAGTCTTACGACTGTATTCTTGCGGAATATTACTGCCGGCACAACGCCCCAGTCAAAGCCAGTGGTATAGTCAGCAAACACTCTACCCGGGCCTATGCAGCGTATGTAGTCCACCGTGTCTCCACAATATGAAGGTGTGCAGGTCATCACGCTGGTGGTGTACTGTGGTATGTGGTCACGATACTTGCGGTACAAGTTAGCCGACAAGAGGCCGACCAGCACAAGCACTGAGCCGTACGACCTGTCGCCGTTGTCTGCGGTTAAGTCCACCTCATACAAGAGCAAGTCCTTGTCTCCAAGCCGTGACAAGAACGAGTCGTTTAGCACTCCACGGAGCGAGGAAGTTGCAAAGTTGTTATGCTCGTCCTTGTCGAACGGCACGGACGTCCAAGGCTTAGCTGTGACGCACAAGATGCCATGTTGCTCGTCGCCGAGTTTAACAAACTCTATGTCGTTGTACAAGAAGTGTTGTCCGGCCGGGAGGCCGTCGAGCGGGTGTGGCTGAGTCTCAAGGTAGTCACTGACGAAAGTATCTAACAAGCATCTGGCGGCGTCGTGCAGGGCCACAATGTTAGTGGTTAGTCCGAGGTTGCGGGTGATGAGCTCGTTGAGCACAATGGTGTTGGCATAGCGAGTGATGTCGACCTTGCCTTGCTCGGGCTTACAATGATTGTTGTCAAGGGCGTCCTTGACGCAATCTTGCATAAGTTTCTCAATGTGCGGGTTAGATAGCTAGGTTTTTAAGAACCTGTCGAGTGATTGCAGATTGTAGTTTTGTTCCATAATGTTACTCCTTGTTAAAATTTTTAATTTTGGGTTTACAATGTGCGGTTGTGAGGGCGAGAGGCCTTCTGATAAATATATAATCGGATATGGGATATGGAGTTTTTTCAGCCCCCCCCTATGGAATATATATAGCCCCCCCCCCAAATAATACATTTATATATATATTATAGGTATATATAATATTTATTTTTTTTTAAAAAACTATATTTAAGGGCTCAATTCTGGAAGCCCCTACTTGAATTTTTCGTCCAGTCTTTTCGTTCTGGTCCTCAATTTTTAAGTAGTTTTTAGGCCCTCTGGGCTAAGTACAAGCCTATTGTATAGCATTTTGAGGCATTTTTCCGTTTTTAATATATTATATCAGGGGGGGGCTATCCATTTTAGATAGGGGGCCCCCTAAAAATGACTATATCCCATATCCTTATATATATTTATATGATTTAGTCTACTTGGCCCCGCCACAACCTCATTGTAAGGACTTTTGGCCAAAAATCTGATAAAATCGAGTAAAAATCTCTCGCGACGTGGCGCGTGCGCCAGGTAGCGCGCTGGTGGCGTGCACGTAGGGTGCGCATATGTACGCGTATTATACGCAGATTTTATCAGATTATGACCTATTTTTGGCTTAAGTTCCGCCTCGCGCTAACAACTTTCTTGTAAGTCGGTGATTTTGGCAGTTGACACTTTAGCAGGTGTGACTACTACAAACAACTTAGGCGTAGTAAATGCCAGTGCGTAATGATGACAGTTGTACGCAAGGACTGTCGGAGCTTGTAGACCTGACAACCAACAGTTATTTACCCACTTGTTCCAGACCGATACTTTGTATTTGCTCGGCTTCTTGTAGCAGTCCTTGAGCGGTCTGGCTGGATACAACCTGTACAACTGCCAGTAATGACGGATAACTTTGCTGACTACGTGCTTAATACTGTGAAGGCTCTTGTAATACTGGCAGCGGTTAGCCTGAACTTCGCCTAGTGTGGCTTCTTGCAGACAACCACAACGCGCCTCTGGGTTAACTTGTTTGTCATCTGGTCTATTGTACCAGCCGTTCTTGTAATATGCACTGCAGTTTACACAACCGCCTGCATTACGGCATATGCCTTTGTCAAGATGGCCTATATAACAAGTCTTGCATTGCGGCCAAAATTGTCTTA